CACAAGTTTCCGGAAACACTCTGAGTAATATTAATGCTTCAAATATCGCTATAGGTGCCTTGGCGACAACCTACCTGCAGAACAGCCAGACCAATATTACGTCCGTAGGTACCCTGACCTCTCTGGCGGTGACTGGGGCGGCAAGTGCTGGATGGTTCACAGGAGGTGGAAACACCCTGAGTAACATCAACTCTTCAAATATCGTAGGTTTCACACAAGTTTCCGGAAACACTCTGAGTAATATTAATGCTTCAAATATCGCTATAGGTGCCTTGGCGACAACCTACCTGCAGAACAGCCAGACCAATATTACGTCTGTAGGTACCCTGACATCTCTGACCGTGACGGGGGCGGCAAGCGCTGGATGGTTCATAGGAGGTGGAAACACCCTGAGCAATATCAACTCTTCAAATATCGTAGGTTTCACACAAGTTTCTGGAAATACACTGAGTAACATTAATGCTTCAAATATCGCTATAGGTGCTTTGTCAGCTACACAGCTTCAGGCAGCTCAGACCAATATTACGTCTGTAGGTACTTTGACATCCCTGGCGGTGACGGGGGCTGCAAGTGCTGGATGGTTCATGGGAGGTGGTAACACCTTGAGCAATATCAACTCCTCAAATATCATAGGTTTCACACAGGTTTCTGGAAACACCCTAAGTAACATTAATGCTTCAAATATTGCAATAGGTGCTTTGTCAGCTACACAGCTTCAGGCAGCTCAGACCAATATTACGTCTGTAGGTACATTGACCTCTCTAGCAGTGACGGGGGCTGCAAGCGCTGGATGGCACATCGGTGGTGCCAATACCATGAGTAACGTGAATATTTCAAACGTTGCTATAGGTGCCTTGGCAACAACTTACCTGCAGAACAGCCAGACTAATATCACATCCGTAGGTACCTTGACCTCCCTTGCCGTGACGGGGGCGGCGACGGCCGGGTGGTTCATAGGAGGTGGAAACACCCTGAGCAATATCAATTCTTCCAATATCATAGGTTTTACCCAAGTTTCTGGAAACACCCTAAGTAACATTAATGCTTCAAATATCGCTATAGGTGCACTGGCGACAACCTATCTGCAGAACAACCAGACCAATATAACGTCCGTAGGTACCTTGACCTCCCTGACCGTGACAAACGGCGTGGCGGCCGGGTGGCATGTAGGCGGTGCCAACACTCTGAGTAATGTGAATATTTCGAACGTTGCTATAGGTGCCCTGGCGACAACCTACCTACAGAATAATCAGACTAACATCACGTCCGTAGGTACCCTGACCTCTCTAGCAGTAACTGGGGCGGCAACCGCCGGGTGGTTCATAGGAGGCGGAAACACTCTGAGCAATATCAACTCCTCAAATATTATAGGTTTTAGTCAGGTTTCAGGGAACACCCTAAGTAATATTAACGCTTCAAATATCGCTTTTGGTATTCTACCGGCAACTACACAGGCAACTAATCTTTACGTTGCAAATACATTGACAGTTACAAATATATCAAGTACCGGGTTTACATCAAACTCAACAAATGCAGTTTTCAATTATGACACCGTCAGTATACCATATGGTATTTTTACTACAGCTACCTCGACAATATTCATAGGAGGAGCAAATACCCTGAGTAATATCAATTCTGCAAATATCGTGGGGTTCACACAGGTTTCCGGCAACACCCTGAGTAATATTAACGCTTCAAATATTGCTTTTGGAAATCTAATTGGATCATGGGTATTAGGAAACACCCTAAGCAATATAAATTCTGCAAATATCGTGGGTTTCACACAGGTTTCCGGCAACACCCTGAGTAATATTAACGCTTCAAATATTGCTATAGGTGCATTGTCCGCTACACAGCTTCAGGCGGCCCAGACAAATATAACGTCCGTTGGTACTCTGTCATCCCTGACGGTGACAAACGGTGTGACGGCCGGGTGGTTCGTAGGTGGTGCAAATACCCTAAGTAATATCAATGCTTCAAATATCGCTATAGGTGCCTTGTCGGCTACACAGCTGCAAGCGGCCCAGACAAATATAACGTCCGTCGGTACTCTGTCATCATTGACGGTGACAAACGGCGTGACGGCCGGGTGGCATGTAGGTGGTGCAAATACCCTGAGTAACATTAACGCTTCAAATATCGCTTTTGGTTCATTCACATCAACCGGTACAATAACTGGGGGATACTTTAATAGTACCACGTCAGGATACGCGGCCGGTGGAAGTACGGTCATAGACCAGGTCGGTACAATCTCTTTACTTGCTGGATCAGCTGGTATCAAACAAGTTTCAGGTGCAACCATAATTAAAAATGATGGCTCTGCAAATGTCACAACTCTCAATGTGTCGTCTATCGCGGTATCAGGTTCCACCCCAACGGCCGGATATGTCCTTTCAACTACGGGAACCGGTCTTCAGTGGATATCTGGAGGTGGTTCTTCACAGTGGACGGGGACGGCCGGAAATCCCATATATTACGGCCCTACTACTGGTATAGGACTAACAAGTGCACCAGCCGCAAACGGAGCCAATCTGTACGTTCAGGGAAATGTGTACGTGAGCAATTCAATTGTAACAACAAATCTGTTCGCAACTGGGATAATATCAGGGCAGGTCAATGCAATATGGTCCGGTACAAATCAGGGTACATTATGCACTTTGGGAACTAATTTATCAACTGGTACAAGTTTTGCATCGAGCACTGACAACCCAACTCTTCAGGCTTTCCATGTACCTCTCCAGAGTTTTACACAAAACGGTGGTTACGTCGCACAATACGGTATAACGGCACAAGGTCTCATAAAGTTCAATTCAGCAGGTCTTTATCAAATCACAGCAGTCTTTGCTATGAACGCCCCCGTATCACGTGTGGCTCTTGGTACGAACACTTCATCCGCATTTCCGACAACAACAAGTGCCTACACGTACGTATACGTTGTACCGGCTGGAACTAGCCCCAGTGCACCGATCACAATTCCAATAAACGTTCAGGATACTTCAAAATTCTACTATCTGGACGTTTTCACACAGAGTGCAACAACCTCTGGTACGTTCTATGCAACAGGCAGTGCTACAATTACAGGGTCCCAATTTGGTACTTATGTTCAGATTGCACCATTTGGCAATTACACAACCGCTGTGGGCTCTCAGGCGGCCGGTCTGTTGATTGTGCCGAGTGCGACCGTCACCTTATCAAGCCCTATAAACTCAAACACTTACCACGTCCGGATGACCAGTGCCGCAAACTGGACAACGGCAGGGACGAGTGGAACTATTCAGGTATCAACAAACGGAAATCTACAATTTAATCAGTCTGGTCTTTATGAAGTTAAATTATGTATCAATTCCACACTTACGGCAGCGGTACAGGTTGCAATAGGGTCGTCAGCGTCGGACTCAAGTTTGCCAAGCACACAGGGGCCGTACATTTACCAATACGCACCAAATTACACGCAAGAACCAACAACTACCATAATTCTACCTCTTAACATATCTGACACGACTAAATATTACTACCTGGATGTAACTTACCCAGGTTCAACATCAACTGTAAATATAGAAACCACAAGTACATTCGTGAGCGTCACGCCTATAGGTTCATTTATTCCAACGCAAATGGCTACAGCATCCATTGTGGTGGCGGGGGTCGCAACGGCCCTTTCTGGATCTTATTCAGCAACTGCATCAGACACTTATATAGGATTTACAGGAGGTGGCACGGTGACAATTCCATTGGGGTCCCTCCTTACCCGAGGAAAGATATTTACCATTAAAGATGAGTCAGGATTGGCCGGTACCAACACAACAAATATAATTAAAATTCAAATGTCCGGGACTGATTTACTTGATGGGTATTCTTCAGTATCTATACAGATAAACTATGCAGGCCTGAACATTATGTGGACCGGCGCGAATAGTCGCTGGTCTTTTATCTAAGCAGGTAATAGATGTCGTCGTACGTTCTAAATAATCAAGTACGACCTTTTAACTTTGGTACGGATGCGATCGAACGCATGCGCGTGTCACTTGGTCAGTCGGTGATTGATGCTGATTTCGAGTATGGTCTACAGTCGACCAAGTGGCAAAATTACCAGGAAGTTCGTAAAACTCCTTCATTTTACGAAATTCCGGGTACTGATTTAGTGGTGACCAACGTCACGTCGGACGGTTCGACACCATCCATAATAACAGTGGTAACATCAACTACGCCTTTACCCGCAGCTGGCACCGTCATCGTCATCAGCGGTCTTATTAACTCGACACGAACTGCTGATCGCGCGGAAGGGTTCTTTATTGTTACTGGCAACAGTTCGGGTCAATTTACATTTAATGCAAAAGGTCAGATTGCATCTGGAACAATTTTTACAAATTACACAGTTATCCGCAGAGGTGGTGTGTTTACTGCCGGTAATGCAAAAATTCAAATTTCTTCGGTTGCGCAAACAACATTGGGTGGCAGCAAAGTCACTGTGACTACATCGACAGTTCATGGCCTGATAGCAGGCACACCTATCTGTACATATGGTTGGTCAGGTACCGGAACGAATGGAAATTTCTTCATTGAGACGACACCTGCTAACAATCAATTTACATATACACCATTGGGGTCGGCCACCGCGACACCTACCGGTGGATCTATATATGTTCAGCCTTATTCATATACTATTCACAGACCATATGACGGAGGATGCTTGATATCTCCTGCCCAGCCAGCTAACGGCTCTACAGTCGTGCGTCAGTCTAAAAAGGTTTTCCGCTATCAATCAGGTAAGGGATTTCTGTGGTCATCGGGTACTCTATTCTGTCCTAATAACGACATTACAAATGTAGTTGCAGATGGCACTGCCATTAATTCAATAATTACAATTACTACAGCTATATCACACGGAGCACCCCAAATCGGTGCAACAATTGAACTCCGTGGAATAACCACATCTGGTTACAATGGAATATACACAATTGCTTCGGTCGTTGATCATCTTACAGTTACAGTCCTTGCAACTTCGGTTCTCGGTAACACCACTGCTACACTCGGTAATCAGCCTCGATTTATCATGAGGAATTGGCATGGAGCATCTGTGCGCGCCGGCCCTTTTGATGATCAAAATGGTCTGTTTTGGGAATTTGACGGCCAGACCCTTTGGGTGGTCAAGAGATCAAGCACGTTTCAGATTGCCGGAACGTGTCTCGTGTCGGTTAACGGTCAGACACTGACGTCCGACACTGGAAACACGTCCAACCCTACCCGTTTTCAGGATCAGCTAAAGGTTGGTGATCGTATTTTAATTCGCGGAATGACGCACACAGTGACGTCAATTTCATCCCAGACTACTCTTACATTCAATCCACCTTACAGAGGGTCGGCTAACATCACTGTAGGTGCCACTGTATGTCGCATTACCGAAACGCGTGTACCACAGTCTCAGTTTAACAGGGACACAATTGATGGAAACGGCCCAAGCAAATATAATGTTGATCTTACGCGCATGCAAATGATTGGGCTTCAATACACATGGTACGGAGCTGGTTTCGTGGATTTCATGATCAGAGGAACGGATGGTAATTGGGTATTTGTCCATCGATTTGTGAATAATAACGTAAATGACGAAGCCTATATGCGCACTGGCAATATGCCCGTCCGTTATGAATTGATTAACGAATGTGCGGCCGCCGCATCTACTCTTCAGGTGGTGCTTGCCAGTGACGGTACGTCCATTACACTTAATGACGCAACAACATACTGGCCTAACAGTGGGACTGTACTTATAGACAATGAATTTATCAAATACACTTCTAAAACTACAAATAGTTTGGGTGGTCTTACACGAGGTGCCAGTATAACTTATAATATAAATGATGTCAATAATACATTTAAAGCGGGCACGGACGGTACAGGCGTGTCTCACGCCATCGGTGCATCTGTAAATTTAATTTCATGCACATGTACACCTTCTTTAACTCACTGGGGTTCCGCATTCATCATGGACGGACAGTTTGATCAGGATCGTGGATACTTTTTCAATTACCAATTTAATCAGAGCTCGAGTTTGACGGCAGGTACAACCACACCCCTGTTCTTCTTGCGCCTTTCTCCGAGTGTGAGTAACGGTCTAATCGGAGACATTGGTGTCCGCGAATTACTCAATCGTGCCCAGCTTCTGTTGCAAAAGCTGACTGTTGCAGTCACTGGTTCTGGGTGTGTGCTAAACGTCCAGGGCGTTCTTAATCCTATAGGATTTAATGGAGCGCAATTCACATGGATCCCTATTAATTCACAGGGCGGTCAACCGAGTTTTGCTCAGGTTGCAACCATGTCGGGTCAGGGTGGTTCTTGGACGTCAGGAACTGGAGAGAGAATTATCAGTATGATTGCAACTGCGACATCTGGGCAAAATGAAATCGATCTGAAAGAACTTAAGGAACTTTCAAATACCGTCCCTGGCGGAAACCAGATGTATCCGGATGGTCCGGACACACTGATGATCATCGCAACTCCATATTATGCCAACGTTACAACAGCACTGATCAACGTGTACTGGTCAGAGGCACAGGCCTAGAAAATTCCGTCGCTTAACTATAGAGGATGGCGACGTATCTGACATCCAACATCTTTTCGGATGTCAACATTACTGGAAATTGTATAGTTCAAGGATCCCTCACAACAGGCAATGCTGGAATGTTCAGGAACAAACTTTATAATGGAAATTTCCAGATTTGGCAAAGAAATACGACATTTAGCGGTATAGGTACCAATACTTACACGGCGGACCGTTGGGTCACACCAACCAACGCAGGAGCCGGCTCAACTCTTACAGTTTCACGTTCGACGAATGTACCATCAGGAGCCGGATTTAATTATTCAATGCAAATTGTGACTGCAGCAACGACCGGTGCACCTTCACTCATCGAACAGCGCATAGAAGCAGTCAACGTGTCGGATTTGGTCAACGGATCGTATGTCACTGTGAGTTTTTGGGCTATACAGACAAGTCCTGCGACTTTTGTCACGCTGAATACTCAGCTACTGTACCCTACGACCGCCGATACGTTCTCGTCTATGACGAGTGTCGGTACCGTCGGTAACGTACTCACAGGGTCATGGGCTTATTACAGAGCGACAATTCCGGTCAATACAGCTTCGGTTGCGACAAACGGCCTTTCAGTTCAGTTCTGGACCCCGGCTATAACTGCTTCTACAACAATACTGATTGCAGGTGTCCAGCTTGAAAAAGGCCGAGTTGCAACCCCTTTCGAGTTCAGACCTTATAGCGAAGAGCTCATGCTCTGTCAGCGGTATTATTATCAAATAAAACCAACGGCTCCGTACGGTCTATTCGCCTCTGGAATTTCCAGCTCAACAACCGGAGCCGAAATTATGATATCATATCCAGTGACCCTACGTTCAAATACAGTCACGCTCACAACATCAACAATAAGTAATTTCCAATGGTGGCCGATTGGAATTTCAACAGTGGCCCTCACAGGCTTGACTTTAGCTACAGCTGGTGACGGGCAGGGTTTCGTACATTCACGTGTAGGTATTACATGGTCAGGGGCGGTTGGTGCAGTAAATCAACCGGGCTGGTTAAGGACGGGTTTAGGCACTACGAATACTGAATTTTTAGGCTTTTCATGTGAACTTTAATTCTGTACTTAAATTAGATGAGTTTCACTCAGGGGTCAGCGACCCAAACAATCAACTTGTACGGTTCGGTGGGAATAGGAACTGCTCCTACTGCATATACCTTGCAAGTTGGTGGTACTATTGGAGCGACCGGTGAGATTACCGCTCTTTTTTCAGACGATCGTCTCAAGACGCGGACAGGGACGCTCGACAATGCCCTTGAAAAAGTGTGTTCATTGGACACCTTCACGTACGTGTCCAACGACCTTGCGATATCACTTGGCTATGATGATAAAAAGCGGGTGGGTCTCTCGGCCCAGCAGGTCCAGAAGGTGCTGCCGGAGGCTGTGTGCCCAGCACCAGCCGATCCAGAATATTTGACAATTCAATATGAAAAAGTAGTTCCATTGCTGGTGGAAGCCATAAAAGAACTCTCTGCGAAACTTAAGAATGGCTGATGTCCCTGCAGTCGGGCCAGTTTCATTTTCACAATTTCGAGGGACTACGAATAATACAGGTCAGGGTATGAGCTTGGGTAGCCTTAATATGCACAACCTCAATACCCCGCAGAGACTGGGGCAGATTACAACGAGCCAAACACTCGGGACGTCTAAGAGAACCCCGCCGTTGTTTTCTCAGTCGATGCAAAATGGTATAGTTGGTCTTTATTCCATGAAGTTGGCGAACCCGTACTATACAGGCCCTGTTATCAAGGCGCAAAGATCACTTGACAACTCGACACTTGACTTTTGGGCCGATGCTGACGGGGCTCTCATGAGCGCTACGGGAAACACGTACTCTACATGGGTTGGGTCTGGAACAGCTAATTTGCTTACGTGGTACGATCAATCTCAGACAGATAGTGCTATACTTTCATATCCTCCTATATCTTTGGGAGGTACATCAAACAATACAACTATATCATTAATTGATTTAACCTATGGAAGTGGATCTTACACTTTTTCAGGTTCGACACAATTATCAACAGGTGAATTTGTTGGAGCATTATTTAATAATTCAGGATACTATCAACAGTACACATCTGGTGGAGGTGTCGATGCGTATAGTACCAGTACAGGTGTGTATACAGGTTCTACAAGTACTACAGTCAGTGGAACTTCATATTTAGGTGCATGGGTACAACTTCAACTTCCTTCAGCTATATATCTGACGGGATATTTCAGGCTATGTGTGTCGGGCAGAAATGAAACAAGCCACGTATTGGCCGGTTCAAATAACGGTTCAACGTGGATACTCCTCAATTCGGATACAGACCCGGCATATACGACAAATCGAATGATTAATTTGAATATTACAACTGCATATTCATATTATCGTTTGATTGCTCGAGCAACTAATCCTGCAAATACATCTGGTTATTGGTCACTGGCCCAACTTACATTTTATGGTCGACAATCCCTAACCCCTAGTAGAAATGCCCTGGCGACAACTGCAACAGGTGGAAATCCTCCACAAATTGTACTGGATTCTGTTTCAAACAAATATGTAGTCTATTTTCCAAATTCAGCCGCAACTACTTCCGCTTACTATGGTTTGACGTTCAGTCCCCAAACTATAAAAGCTGTAATGATGCAGTACCAGACACTTTCAAACCCATCGACGTATCAAACTTTTCTGGCCGGTTCGACTGATGTTAGTCTGAAATATACAAATAATACACTGCTATCAGCTGATGCTACCGATTTTCTTGGTTAAAATTAGTGATGTCCCAGCCGGTGCCGTCTGGGTACACGGTTCTACCGTGGGCTTCTTTACCGGCTTATTTTACATTAACGGCCCTGACCGGGGGAAAATGGTGGGGTTACAGTGGTACTACACTATATCTAGACACAACAAATACAATTATAAATTTATACGCCGATCAACCATCTGATGTTTTTGGCGGAACTGGAGCAACTGGATGGATGAGACTGCAACGGTTAGGAACAAGTGGAGGAGTAGAGTGTCCCCGTCATTCAGGGTTTGATATGTATCTATTGGGATATACCGCTAATAATCAGGATTGTGTATGGAAATTTTATTATGTTACAGGAGGCCCTACCAATCAGGTTATTGTAGGTAATAACTATCCAAATAACGGTGTTGGTTATTATGTACAAGATTCTGGTAACGGAAGGGTCCGTATCAATTCAACAAATTATGCAACAGCGACTATGTTTGTTGTGTCAAATATGTTACCAGGTGGTGGTATATATGACGGTACCTATATATCAACTTCTCCATATATTACAAATACAAATGGTGCATGGCATTCTGTTCTAGTCAACCGACTTCGTGTTCCAGGAAAAACCATGACGCATATTGGCCATCCAGATGTGTCAGTCAATCTTGCAAATAGATCATTTTATGGATACATGTCTGAAATTATTTTAATAGGACCTTCATTAACAGTCACAAATTCCAATGTAAATGATTACGATATCTTTTATAAAAATGCCCACGTCCCATTTTGGCAAAATGGTCTGATTGCGTCGTATACCCCTGAAAACTGGACCGGAACTTCGTGGCTCAATGGAAATTTCGGAACTTTGCCAGTCACGACACTGACCGGTACAACAACTGTAGGGTCTGCTACAAATTATCAAAATATCTTTACAAACTTGACGAGTGGTGCACAAACCTCTGCTCGGGCCATATTTTCGTATCGACGCGTTAACATGAACTATGTCGGTCCCACCTTTAGACTTCGGCGCAGTTCTGACAATGTTCTGTTGACGTTTTATGCAAATGGGGCAGGGAACTTGGGAACCGATATAGGTGCGACCGGGACGCCCCTCATTGAATGGCTCGGCGGAGCAACAGCCTATGTTGATACATGGTACGATCAAAGTAATCAGATGCGTCACGCAACACAATTTACATGGACTTTACAGCCAATATTAAACACTAGCAAACAATTCATAGATTTTACTGGATCAACCTATATGAATTTACCAAATGGAACAATACCTATGCAAACTACATTTACGTTTGTGGTGCGCCACGGGTATATAGGGACCACAACAGGAGGCTTCATAGGTGGTGGTAATAATACAAATAATCAGGGTAATAACCTTGGTTCAACAACCAGTGGTCAAGGTTATTCGAGCTCTTTTGTAAGTTCTGATGTTGGTGCAAATTTAGGTACAACCCCTGTACAAGAAAGCGTTGTGACGTGTCGTTATGATGGCCCAACAACTTCAGGTTCAACATACTTTTTTGTTAACGGAGTTCAAACTAATTCGGGTGCACGATCAGGATGGGCCGGTGTTGCCGGAAATGAAGTCATCGGAAAAACAGCTGCAGTTGCAGTAGTTGCAGGTTTCTCCTTTATTATTTATGCGGGTTATTTCGCCGACAATCCTACTTACACAAATACAGTTTTATACACAGGTACAACAACTTCAACAAGTACTTTAAATAATTCTACTAATAGTCAGTATTCAGGGGGGCGTTCAGTTGTATGGGTTGGATATTATACAGCACCATCTTCCGGAACTTATGCGTTCAGAACATCGTCGGATGACGCAAGTTATTTATGGGTGGGGATTACGTCTGGATGGACGGCGGGAAACTCAACTGTAAACAATGGAGGTTTGCATGGCACTAATACTGTAACTGGTAACGCGACGCTCACCGGTGGCACCACTTATTACATTCGCATGATATTCGGAGACAATGGTGGTGGTTATGATTTTAATGCTTTCGTCACCCCACCGGGCGGATCCCTGACGGATCTAGGATCATTGGTTTTTGATTATTCAGGAGCTTCTAATTTCAATGGCTATATGTACGATTGCTTCATTTTTGCCTCGGCACTGTCTGACGCCGACAGAACTTCTATCGAAAATACCATTCTGAATTCTTCGAGTGCTCTTCCTTTCCTGTACGGACCGTCAGGCGCGTCCATTACATGGCCGACGGGTGTCCTGCCCTCGACATACTCGATGTTCCACTTGGCCAAGTATCAAAAGCCAAACAAGGGAACTTATGGAAGAATTTTGCAAGGAACAACCTCAAATTGGCTTTCTGGGTTTTGGACACAGCTTTCTGGTGTGGCTTATCACGGCAGCTGGTTTACACAAAACAGTCTGAGCGCACACGGGACTAATTGGGTCCTCTCGACCGATCAGAACAACCTGTACCGGTCACTTGGCAGAACGCGCGGAACCACGACTGGTGCAGCTGCAGATACGCTCGCAATTAATGCAGGGTTTACACCTTCGGAAACAGCAGATTTCGCATTCCAGGCTCTGATGGTATATAACAGGACCCTGAGTGCATCGGAATATCGAATGGTCGAAGACTACATGGCCAACCGCTTCAAAATACCTGTACCGCCCCAAGAAGGTCTTGCTCTCTCACTGGACGCCTCGGACTACTTCACGACTAATGGAACCACGTGGTATGACAGAAGCCCCAACGCAAACAATTTTACACTTTCTGCCACTGGAGCTTATGTTTCAACAGGTGCGTTCCCGTACATGGCCTTGAGTGCAAACAGGGCGACTATTGCAACCGCCGTTCCTGTAGCGACGTATAACACCCTAATTGTTTTTGGAACAATTAAAAATTCAACAGGTAATTGGCGAGGACTAATTGCTCGAGACGGAAACTTGATGCAAGTCTTTATTGAAAACGGATCAAATCGCCTCGGAATGTACAACTCGAATGGCGGCTTTATTCCCTGTGACCAGAATGTTGACGTGTCAACACTTGACCAGGTCTATACCCGGTTCAACATGCACGTCTGGAAGCTTTCGTCTGTAAGTCCTTACTACCAATACTATTTCAATCCTTCGGTGGCACCATGCACCCCTACTGGAATTATTACAGACTTTAGGGCCTCTTACACTGCAGGGTTCGCTTTTTTGAGCGACAGTGACGCGGTATCCGCGCGTTATTGGGGAGACATGGCGACTGTTCTTTACTATACCCGTGACCTAAGCGATGAAGAACTCGTTGAGACGTACCGCCGACACATGACCAAGTACCTGCTACCGACCCCATTCATTCCATTTAGTCCTAAACCTACGGGGTACGTCTTTACCAGATCCGGTATGTACACGCCAGGTACAGGCGTGACATATGTGAAAGTACTTGTGATCGCCGGTGGAGCGGGAGGAGGAGGCGGGTTTGAAGGCGGCGGTGGAGGCGCAGGAGGTCTGGTTTATAGTGCATTTTATTACGTCACGGCCGGAACACCTATTCAGGTCATTATCGGAGAAGGCGGTCGTGGTGCCAGGCGCAATTCTCTTCCGGGAAATGGAGGAAATACAATTTTCGGAACACTAACGGCATATGGTGGAGGCGCGGGTGGTTCTGACCAAAACACGTCATCAATAGGGCCGGCTTCGGTTGATGGAAGATCTGGTGGATCTGGTGGTGGTGGCACTTGGGGATCTACTAGTAGCAGTGTTCTCAATCCAGGTTCCGGTTATACCGGTCAGGGTTTTGCAGGAGGTATTGGGTACGGAAATCCTTACGTGGGTGGAGGTGGGGGTGGGGCCGTATCCCGTGGGTTTGACGGTGCCTCTTACATAGCAGGTAACGGTGGAACTGGTGCAACTTATACACTGTTAGGAGTTACTAAATCATATTGCGGAGGAGGTGGCGGATCTCTTCGTGGGTCAGGCACCTCAAGTGGAGGCCTAGGAGGCGGAGGTGGCGGAAACGGTGCAGGAAGAGGAGCTAATGCCACATATTATGGAAGTGGAGGTGGTGCGGGTGGAGGAAACGGTACTGTATGCCATGGCGGAGACGGCTTCCAGGGTATTGTTATTTTAGAAATTAATACAGACCCTTTTTCTGTTCCAGTTTTGCAAAACCCGGGGAACCAGGCATTTGTCGCAGGTGGTAATTTCATAATCAATCAATTAAGTCAGGGAATTCCCGAACTTAGATGGACTATTTCGCTCTTTTATAACCAACCCGTATTAACAACTCCTTTTAATCAGAATTTTGGAAGTACACCTGGAACTTTTACAGTCACACAAACTGTAAATGCGTTTTTGGTAGGTCCTCTTGTCTGGACTATTTCACCTTCAACTGGTGTTACGCTTCAATCAAATTCATCGTCAAGTGCAACATTTTTTGTTAGTGGTACGTTGGCAGCAGTACCAACAACGGTAACGGTTACAGGGCCTGATGGTAAAACGGCTACAACAGGTACTTTTACTATTACATGCACACCTCCACAAGGACTTTTAGCAGCAATGACAACAACCGCAAAAAATTCTGCAAATGGTCTTTTTGGATTAAAGGCCTTATTATCATATTCAGCGACCATTCTCACAGTACGTCGTGCGTCCGACAACGCGACTGTCAACGTCATATCCGATCCTACTGGAAACTATACAGTAAGTACAGGTGGTACATACGCTACATGGATAGGCGCATCGACCGGTTACGTCACGCAATGGTGGGACCAGTCAGGTAAGAATGCACACGCGACACAGGCCACCACTGGAAGTCAGCCCATCTTCAACACCACGAATAAATATATCGACTTTAAAACGACCGCTTGGTTCAGCATGCCGAACGGCACTATACCATATGTAAATACAAATTATACAGTTGTTACAAAGATAAACACAATAGCTAACGCACAGGCCTGTCTATGGGGAAGCGGTGGTTACGGAACTGTTCGAGCTGTCAATGCACTCGAAAGAGGAGGTGGTGGAAGTTATGCGCAATACTGGTGGGGCGACGACTGTGCCGGTCCGGCCGCTGCAACCGGTAATGTAGTAACATCAAAGTACGACAATACAGTCGGTAGAACTATTTATGTAAACGGTTCTTCGGCCGGTACGAATACTTCATTGCTCAGAAATAGTACGAATGTGAATAACACAATCGCTTGCGATTGGCGCAACAATGCCGCCGGCGTGTTTCTCAACGGTGAGCTGTACTATCTGCAGATATACAGTACAGTACTTTCAGATGCAGATCGTGGTATTGCTGAAACAATATCCGTTACTTAAAATTATTAATTAACAATAGAATGCCTTACCGTGAAAAATCAAACTGGGGTGAACATCTTTGGGCTTTTATCCACACAGTGACAATTATTGACTTTGAAAATAATGAGCCGCACGTTCAGCGTGTGCTCAACAGTCTTCGCGCAGTACCGGCAGTAATACCATGCTGCCTCTGTCGCACTCATTATGAAAATGCAATTACCAATTTAAATATCGATTTGAATGAACCCATGTGTCTATTCAAATGGTCAGTTAATTTTCATAATGAAGTAAATTCTAAATTAGGTAAACCTCTTGTTACGTACGATGAGGCTCTAGAAAAATGGTCGAGAATAATATGAGCCTGTACGCAATAGGTGGTGCTGTTTATCAAATAGACACCAAGAGGGTGCACTTTTTTATAGATATTGGAGCAGCTTCGTTAATTGTTACAGGAGCGGGTACAGCAGAAATTTTAGTGATAGGCGGCGGAGGGGCGGGTGGCAGTGACCGCGGAGGCGGTGGAGGCGGCGGTGGTTACATATACAACAGTAGTTATTCTCTCACAGCAGGAACTTATTCCGTAATAGTCGGTGCAGGCGGCGCCGGCACGGCATCTGGAACTAGTGGGGGTACAGGTACAATAGGAGGAAACGGGGGGTCTTCTACTTTTGCAACATTGACAGCAGTTGGAGGAGGTGGAGGAGGTGGATGCAATCCAAACACTGCCATCAGAAACGGAGCAAATGGTGGCAGTGGTGGAGGAGGTTCGCAATATAACGGAGCAGGGCCCGGCGGTACAGCAACTTCAGGACAGGGGAGCGCAGGTGGTGCAGGTAATGAAGCCAATAATTCAGCTGGTGGTGGTGGTGGTGCAAGTACAGCGGGAACCACTTCTGTTGCCAACGGTGGAGACGGAGGCTCTGGAATAAGCTTTTCAATTTCAGGGACGGCCCAAACATACTGTAGCGGAGGTGGTGGTGGAAAATGGATAGGAAATACTGCAGGTCTAGCAGGTATAGGTGGAACTGGTGCAGGCAACGGTTCAAATGTAGCAAATACTAATGGAAATTCTGCGTTTTACTATGGTTGTGGTGGAGGCGGTGCCAGTATCGCCCAGTCTGCAGTTACACGTGGAGGTAACGGTTTCCAAGGAATAGTGATTGTGAGTTATACATATACTGTAAATCCTTATCCACCCGGGCCAAATGGAGAAAGTGTGTACTTTAGTACGACAGGTCCAGACAAGGCAACCGTCACAGTAGCATATAATGCAATTATTCCTGGAGCAACTTATAAGGTGATAGCATATAATCCAAATGGCATAGCGTCTAATCAATTATTGTTTACAATAGCAAACAGTCTTCAGGTTCCTGCATTTTTAAATCCAGGTCCCCAGACTTTTGTAGGAGGTGGGTCATTCTCGGTGCAACAGACTGCACAATCAGCTGGCCTGAATTGGACAATTTCTCCTACGACAGCAGTGACCCTCTCAAGTGGGTCAGATGCGGGTGTGACCGTAAATCTTTCAACAGGTATAGCAGTTAATTCACCTACAAATTACACACTTACCGCAACAGATGCGGCAAGTCAGGCAACTTCACAGACTTTTACAATTCAAAATACTTTCTTAGCCCCTGCATTTGCCAACCCTGGTGCGAAATCTTATACAAACGGTGGTTCATTTTCCGTGTCACAGACTGGCACGAGCACAGGGCAGCTCGGTTGGGTAATTAGCCCTACTACCGGTGTGACACTGACCAATCAGTCCACAAGTGGCGTAACAGTGGTTGTCGCCCTGGGAACGCCTATTTCTAGTGTCACTTACACGCTTACGGCAAACAACCCGACACCAACATCATGCGTCCAGTCATTTAGTATTACAAATACGGTAGTTGATTTGTATACTATGGATACATTTACATTCACTCCGGCCGGAGCGACTGGTCGGACCGGGCCAACGTCTCTGGCCTCTTACGGTACAAGTTATCCAGGGTATGGCACGAGTTACGCAGTCTCACTTGGTACGGGTGTGAAAACTGGTATGCAGATTTGGACAGTGCCGAAGACCGGCCCGTATTTACTCACAGTCACTGGATCTGGCCAGGTCAGTACCATTGGCACCGCATACGGAAGATCTATAAGAGTTCTTTACCAGCTTACAATTGGTCAGGTTTTCACACTCTTAGTTGGTCAATCGGGTACCTATAGCAGCGGTCAGAGTGGCGGTGGATGTGGTGCGTCGTACTTTGTCGATTCGTCAAATAATCCGGTACTTATAGCCGGTGGTGCAGGTGGTAGCGGTCGCGCCGATTCCATTGGAGGCAATGCCAACTATACAACCGCCGGTGGTGCCCCGACATATAGTTCTTATCAGGCAAATAATGGTTCAGGTGGTGCGACCGGCAATCAAAACAATAACGGCCCAGCTTCGTCAGAAAACGCGTCTGGAGGTGGTGGTTTCAATCTTGGAAATTATGACGGAATTGCGGGAGGCGGTGGAAACGGGCAGAATGGCACTGCGGGAAACTCAACCGGTGGACTTTCATTCCTAAATGGAGGAACTGGAGGTGACGGAGGTATGGGAGGGCCAGCAAATGGCGGGTTCGGTGGGGGTGGGGGTGGGGGTAATCGCAACACCCCTGGTGGAGGCGCGGGAGGCTATTCTGGCGGTGGCGGTGGCGCTTATGCAGGAAACGGTACGGGTGGTGGTGGCGGTGGATCATATGTAAACACGGCACTCTATACAGGGACGCTTGTAACAGATCTGGGCGCGATAAATTCAGGACAGGGTTCTATTAGAATTCAAGGATCTTTCCCAACACCTGCATTCACAAATCCAGGTACACAAACTTTTACGAATGGAGGTTCATTCAATGTGACGCAGACCGCACCTGCTGGACCTCTTACATGGTCTATTAGTCCAACAACTAATGTTGGTCTTGCAAACCAGTCAGAAACTGGTGTCACGGTTCAGGTATCAGGTTCAGTCACGTTTTCAGGTAGCTATACGCTAACTGCAACTACTATACTGTCAACTCCTTTTAGTCAGTCATTTACTATTACAAATACCGCAAGTGCCGGACTTTACGGATTTAGTTCATTCACGTTCACTCCGATGGGTGCAACTGGCCGGACAGGTCCAACAGCTATAACCTATGGTGCCCTTACTCCAGGGTATGGGACGGCGTCTGCAATGACACTTGGAAGTTCCACTTCCGCCGGTATGCAACTCTGGACCGTACCGGCCACAGGAAATTACACTATTACATTTGCAGGTGCTTCAGGTGGAAACGGAACTCAGATAGGTGGCAAAGGTGCTATAATCACATCAACTTTTGCACTCACCTCTGGAGATGTTCTGAAGTTACTTGTCGGGCAAGTGGGCACATCGTCTGCACAGGGTTGCGCTGGTAGAGGTGGAGGAGGCGGTGGGTCATTTGTGTATAACAACACAACTTCCACTATTCTTGCTGCTGCAGGAGGCGGTGGTGGAGGTGCAGGCGGACCCATAGTCACAGCTGGTCTCAGGGACGCGTCACTCACAACATCTGGTAACAAAGGAGACGGGTCTTCAGGTGGCGCGGGCGGCACTGCTGGTGGTGGTGGCATTGGGGCGGTACCTGCATGTACAGTTGGGGCAGGAGGTGGAGGCGGTTGGAGCGGTAACGGAACCAATGGAACCAGTGGAAATAACTACGGAACCTCGTTAACAAATGGAGGCATGGGTGGAACAAATGTAGTAGTGGGTGGCTTTGGTGGCGGCGCAGGGTCTGGAGATCATTGTGGCGGAGGAGGAGGAGGCTACTCGGGAGGAGGTGGAGGAACTCTTCAAACATGTAGCTGCGGAGACACGCAAGTCGGAGGGGGAGGTGGGTCGTACGCAACAGTCAGTTTCACATCATCAGCAGTCACAAATACAGGTGATGGATATATAACGATAACAAGGGTCTGAAAATACTATCTCTACTTAATAATAGAAAGATGCCTGTCATCACGAATTTTGGTGACGTGGTGACCCAGGGCAATACCACTTGTCAACAGCAACTGGCTGTCCAGGGTACATCTACATTCACAGGGGCTGCGACCTTTTCTGGTTTAACGACAACTACCGGCTCGTTTACCGTAAGTGCAAATGCAGTTCTTCTGAATGTCTCTTCAGGTTCATACCTGACAACTCTTAACGTTTCATCCACCTCAAATTTAGGAAATCTGAATGTCTCTTCAGCAAACATTCTTACCCTCGCGGCTACATCGGCTTCAATTAGTAATTCAAATATACAAACTTTGAATGTCATTAGTACAAACGCTTCAAGTATAAATATTTCAGGGACTGCATGGTCTGCTGCGTTTGTAGGACCGGGGTCAGGTCTTTCAGGTCTGAACGCGTCCAACATAAACTCGGGAGCTTTGTTGGGTACGTATGTTCTTGGAAACACACTGAGCAACGTGAATGCGTCGAACGTTGCCATAGGTGCCCTTGCCACACAGTACCTCCAGACTAATCAGACGAATATAACGTCCGTTGGTACCCTGACCTCTTTATCCGTCACGGGTGCAGCGACCGCTGGATGGCACGTGGGGTCGGCAAATACCCTGAGCAATGTGAATGTTTCGAACGCTGCCATTGGTGCCCTTGCCACACAGTACATTCAGACTAATCAGACAAATATCACGTCAGTTGGTACCTTGACCTCTTTGACGGTCACAGGTGCAGCGACTGCCGGATGGTTTGTGGGATCGGCAAACACTCTGAGCAATGTGAACGCCTCAAACGTTGCCATAGGTGCCCTTGCAACTCAGTATCTTCAGGCTAATCAGACGAATATCACGTCAGTTGGTACTTTGACCTCTTTGGCCGTCACGGGTGCGACGGCCTCTGGGTGGTTTGTGGGGTCTGCCAATACCCTGAGCAACGTGAATGCTTCGAATGTTGCCATAGGTGCCCTCGCAACTCAGTATCTTCAGACTAATCAGACGAATATCACGTCCGTTGGTACCCTGACCTCTTTATCCGTCACGGGTGCGACTGCATCTGGGTGGTTTGCGGGGTCTGCAAATACACTGAGCAACGTGAATGCTTCGAACGTTGCCATAGGTGCCCTCGCAACTCAGTATCTTCAGACTAATCAGACGAATATCACGTCAGTTGGTACCTTGACCTCCTTGGCTGTCACTGGTGCCACAACCACCGGGTGGTTTGTGGGGTCTGCCAATACCCTGAGCAATGTGAATGCTTCGAATGTTGCCATAGGTGCCCTCGCTACACAATATCTTCAGAACAACCAGACTAATATCACGTCCGTTGGTACCCTGACTTCACTGGCAGTGACTAACGGTCTGACGGCTGGATGGGTTATCGGTGGTGCCAACACTCTTAGCAACGTGAATGCATCAAATATTTCTTATGGAATTCTCAACAGTAATTTCATAACAGGAAATACACTCAGTAATGTAAATGCATCAAATATTGCATTCGGATCTCTCAATGGGTCTTGGATAAACGGTAATACACTCGGTAACGTGAATGCATCAAATATTAATTCAGGAACGCTCAGCCTCACGACCCCTATAACTGGTAGTCTGTTTGTAGGTGCTGGTAATGCACTGAGCAACGTAAGCGGTGTACCGGCGGGTACGTACGGATCTGTTGGCGGAAGCCAGTATCCCCTGATAACAGTGGACGCAACTGGACGCATAACTTCAATTACAAATCAAGGTGTACAGGGTACTCAATGGGTTGGTACAGCTGGTAACCCAATTTATTACAATCAGAATGTCGGTATCGGCGCAACAGTGCCCCTCACAACACTCGACGTTCGTGGAAATGCGTACGTACTTGGAAATCTCGCGACATGGTACACACAGACCTCGGCCCTTGGCGCCGAGCTTATTTACTCTGTCCGCAACACGTCCACCGCAGCTTCTGGTACAGGTACAACCATCGTAGCATTTGACACGTCACTTTTACCTCCAGGAGTAACTGGAACAATATATCTAAAGTATAATGCACCAGGTACTGGATCAGTCTATTTTGTGAAGAACGGTTCCAAATTGTATAATTTGGCAACGAGTGAAGCAGTTTTTATAGGCGGAGTGTCCGCTGCCGATGGCACGGCTCAATTAACTCTTAAATTTTCAGGTACTGGGTCGGTCACTTTTACAGATTTATATTTTGTAGCTGATACACTTTCAGTAACATCTAACACGTCTGTTCAGGGAAATGTCAGTGCAACAGTTTCTGTTACTGCACCCATGTTTATTGGTGGCGGCAATGTACTGAGTAACATTCAGGCATCTAACGTTAACGGAACTATCGTCGTGACGCAAATTTCAGGCGGCGGTAACACCATCAGTAACCTGAATGCGTCAAATATAACTTACGGCAACTTGCTTGGATCATGGATCCTTGGAAATACGCTCAGTAATATCAACGTTTCAAATATTTCTGGTTATGTTTCGGCAAATGTGCTCAGTAATCTGAACGCTTCAAATATCGCTCTAGGTGCCCTTGCTGCTACGTACGTACAGGCCGCTCAGACAAATATCACGTCCGTGGGTACTTTGTCATCTCTGACTGTCACGGGGGCGGCATCCGCTGGCTGGTTCCTCGGGTCCGGAAACACTCTGAGTAATGTAAATGCCTCAAATGTTGCCATTGGTGCCCTTGCTGCTACGTACGTACAGGCCGCTCAGACAAATATCACGTCCGTGGGTACTTTGACCTCTCTGGCTGTCACAGGTGCAGCGTCAGCCGGGTGGCATGTCGGTGGTGCGAATACTCTGAGTAACATCAATGCATCTAATATTGTTTCAACATCAACCCTGACACTTTCGACCCCGGTAACCGCATCCATCTTCATTGGTGGAGGCAATGTCCTGAGTAACATTCAGGCATCTAATGTCACCGGAACAATAGTCGTCACTCAAATTTCTGGCGGCGGTAACACGATCAGTAACCTGAACGCGTCAAACATAACTTACGGAAACTTGCTTGGTTCATGGATCCTCGGAAACACCCTCAGTAATATCAACGTTTCAAATATTTCAGGGTACGTTTCTGCAAACTTACTCAGCAACATTAATGCATCGAATGTTGCCATAGGTGCCCTTGCCGCTACGTATTTACAGGCCGCTCAGACCAATATAACGTCCGTCGGTACCTTGACATCTTTGGCCGTCACGGGTGCAGCGACTGCCGGGTGGCACGTCGGTGGCGCAAATACTCTGAGTAACGTAAACGTCTCGAACGTTGCCATAGGTGCCCTTGCTGCTACGTACGTACAGGCCGCTCAGACCAATATCACGTCCGTGGGCACTTTGTCATCTCTGGCCGTCACGGGGGCGGCAAGCGCTGGGTGGTACCTCGGGTCCGGAAATACTCTGAGCAACGTAAACGTCTCGAATGTTGCTATAGGTGCCCTTGCAACAACTTACCTTCAGAACAACCAGACCAATATCACATCCGTGGGCACCTTGACCTCCCTGGCCGTCACGGGTGCAGCGTCCGCCGGGTGGTTCGTGGGTGGTGCAAATACTCTGAGTAACGTAAACGTCTCGAACGTTGCTATAGGTGCCCTTGCTGCTACGTACGTACAGGCCGCTCAGACCAATATCACGTCCGTTGGTACTTTGACCTCTCTAGCCGTCACGGGAGCGGCAAGCGCTGGGTGGTACCTCGGGTCCGGAAATACTCTGAGCAATGTAAACGTCTCGAACGTTGCTATAGGTGCCCTTGCCACAACTTACCTTCAGAACAATCAGACAAATATCACGTCCGTAGGTACTTTGACCTCTCTGACCGTCACAGGAGCGGCAAGCGCCGGGTGGTTTATAGGTGGTGGAAATACCCTGAGCAACGTAAATGCTTCAAATATCGCTATAGGTGCTTTGTCGGCTACACAGCTTCAGGCGGCTCAGACTAACATTACTTCAGTAGGTACCCTGACCTCTCTGACCGTTACTAACGGCGCGACCGCTGGTTGGTATATCGGTGGTGCAAATACCCTGAGTAACGTAAACGCTTCAAATATCGCCATAGGTGCTTTGTCGGCTACACAGCTTCAGGCGGCTCAGACTAATATTACGTCTGTGGGTACACTGTCGGCACTTACAGTGACGAATGGTGTGACGGCAGGATGGCACATCGGTGGTGCAAATACTTTGAGCAATGTGAACGCTTCAAATATCGCCATAGGTGCCCTAAGTTCAAGTCAGCTCCAAGCTGCTCAGACTAATATCACGTCCGTTGGTACCCTGTCATCCCTTGTGGTGACGAATGGTGTAACGGCTGGATGGCACATAGGTGGCGCTAATACCCTAAGCAATGTTAACGCGTCTAATATTGCCATAGGTGCCTTGTCATCCTCACAGTTGCAGTCAACCCAGGCTAATATTTCAGCAATCGGTACAGTTGGCACTGGTGTAACCGTTTCGGGTCCTCTCGGTATTACAAACCTGGTCATTACAGGGGGTTCTACACCAACTGTCGGGCAGTTTCTGCAAGCAACAAGTACTGCCGGTGCCTTGACATGGGCAACTGCATCTGGTGGCGGAACAAGCACAGGTAATCTAATTTCAAATATTAATGCGTCCAATATTGCTTCCGGGGGGGCTTTTGGAAATATGTTAACAACAGCAAATTCTGCAGTATGGTCCGAACTTCCTGCGGTATCTAATGTGTATCAGGCTTATCAGACGCGAGCGGGGTCTGTTTCAGTTTCTGGAGCAAGTTTTGCAACCGCAATTGCATTTAATAATGGTCTATACGTCCCACCAGGTGTCGTAGGTAAAATGGTTGTAGTATATTCTACTGGGTCTGGAACTCTTCAGAGTGCCAAAACGAACTCAACATATGCACTTTCAGCTGGAGGTGGAAGGATTGAAATTCCAGGTTTATCCGCCGCCGATGTCGACCCATTGTCATGGTCACTTAGATACTTTGGAGGTACAACAACTTCAATTACATACACTGACGTATGGTTCGAAGCATACGCAATTCAGGTTCTTGCGAGCAACGTGGTTTTCGGAAACACGGCAAGCTACACGAATGTCGTGATGTATTCTAATTTGACGGTCAACGGATCTATTCAGAGTATCGTAGACGTGAACGCGTCAAATGCGGTTACTGTCGGGTCGGGTATAAGGCTGTACGGATCCAACTCAGCAATTGTAGGAGCGTCTGTTGTTTCGGCGGCGAATTTAGTCGCAACAAATGGTGCAGTCATTTGTGCATTCCCGACCCGTAAATTCTATTCATGGAGTGGAGTGGTCACGGCGTCATCCGCCCCTACATTCACATTAACTTTTGCAAATTACGCATTTTATACAAAGATTGTGGCGACCCTCATGGACACTTCAGGGACGGTCAATAGTGTCAGCACACTTTCAATTGAGGCGGCAGGTGGTTCGGCAGATGGAACATCACCCGCAAATTCCATCGTCGTGGGGTCGAAGAACCTGTTCGGACCGACGCTCACCAACCCATGGAGCGCCACTGTCACAACCTCTACAACTGCAGTGGTTCTTGCACCGGCGAATTCAAGCTTTTACTCATGGCAAATCAGTGCGGAAGTTATTGGGTCGAACGCTGCCCTTAACACATTGGCACAGAGTGTAAATCCGGCAACATCCAAGACATTTAATTATTAGTTAGTAATAGATGTCATCATTTGCGGTGCCAGGAACTCTTCAGGCTGGACAGACCGTCACCGGCGCAAGTCTGACAACGGCCGGAACGGTACAGGCAACTCAGACTATCACCGGAGGAAGCTTGACAACCTCCGGAACGGTACAGGCAACTCAGACCGTCACTGGTGGAAGCTTCACGACAGCTGGAACGGTCCAGGCAACTCAGACCATTACGACCTCCGGAAATATTCAGGCTGCTCAACACGTTGGACAAAACGTGCAGGCGGTTAGTAACATTTATTGTTCTGGTGTGATCATAGCCCTTCAGAACGTTGCAGCTGGAAACGTATTCTCAAGTGGTAATGTTTCTGCACAGTATCTTCAGGCTACTAACGGTCTAATCAGTGCAGGGACCATACAGTCTACCGGTGCGATTGTGGCCGGTACAACCTCCGGCGCTCAGCAATTCCAGGCTACGAACAGTCTCCAGTCTTCGGGGACCGTTCAGGCTTCTGGGGCCATCACCGCTGGTACAACCTCCGGCGCTCAGCAATTCCAGGCTACGAACAGTCTCCAGTCTTCGGGGACCGTTCAGGCGTCTGGGGCGATCACTGCAGGAACTGTAGTAAGTGGTCAACAGTTTCAGGCGACTAATACCATTACTGGAGGAAGCTTCGTGACGGCTGGAAATATTCAGGCTGCTCAGCATGTTGGATCAAACGTACAGGTTGCCAATGTTGCCACTCAGAGCATTGTAGTCTATGGTGCGATATCAGCCACCCAGTATCAGGGTATAACAGCCGGTCCTACCCAAGTAAACAATCTCGGAGGTGGAACTATCACGTCGGCCGTGACGGTTCAGGGTGCAGTCAATGCCACAGGTGACGTCATAGCTTACTATCAGGTGTCGGACGACCGTCTCAAGAACCGCGTTGGAAATATCCAAGAGGCTCTTGAAAAGGTTAACAAAATTAATGGGTTTACTTTTACATTTAATGACGAGGCTCGAACACACGGGTTCGATGACAGGTTGCACGTCGGTGTGAGTGCCCAGGAACTCGAACAGGTTCTTCCAGAGGTCGTCAGACCATTTTCATTTGAGAATTCAGAAAGCAAATTCAAGAGAGTGGAATACGAAAAGATTATTCCCTTGCTCGTGGAATCCATCAAGGAATTGACAACACGTGTCGAGCAGCTTGAAGATCTTACGAAAAGCTTAAAAACTGAGTAATTGCGTACCGACCCTGACCGGTCACGCGTTTGACCTCGTGTTCGGTACATGAGGGAAAAATCAACAGGCAATTATTTTCAATAGGGACCTTGTAGTCCCCAAAGTACAGGTCACCCCCCTCAAACGACTTTGGCTCCTTCCAGTGATATGAGATCGCTGTGACCATCGCCGAATCCGTATGAGGTTCATAATAGTCCCCATCTTCATAGTAACTCACAAGTGTCCGGTCCTTGAGCCGGTCGCATGGTTTAAGATAATTGTAAAACCAATTCTTTCCTAAAATTTGTCCTGAAATTTCTTGTCTCCCAATTTTCCTATTTAATTGGAGAATATTACTGAGTTCCCTTTTTGTATACAAGTCATCTATGAACGCGCCCCTATTTTTCTTTTTAGGTTTACCGTCCTGTCCTATGGCCGTACCTGTTTGGTCAGGTGGATATAATTTTCCTTTTAGAAAATCTAATTCAGACCAAATGAGGGCAAGCTCTTCGGGGGTGTAATAGTTTCGTACGACACAGTGAGGTACAGGTTCCGTAAAAAATTGAAACTTTGGGAGGGCCACGAGTTTCCACGCAACTGTGATACGGGTTTCTGTACCGGATTTAGGGCCCAGACCTCTGTGCAAAATATCCGCCTTGAAAAGAAGTCCTGTATTTAGGATTGCCTTCTGTCTCAAAACTGTCTTGTCGTCACCGACCTGAAATTCAGTCTCCCCACCATCTTCTATAGTATTCATGTAGAGTAGGAAAGTCCATGCGTTAAGATCAGTATCATCCTGATGGAACTCCCCATCCTGTCCTATGTCTTGACCATTTGCATAAACTCTTTTCAGGACAAAATCATCTCCAGTCCGTTTCCTAATTTTATTCAGAATTTGATTTGCAAATATGTCATGAGAATTCAAAGACTTGTTTCCAAAATTTTTACCCATGGTCCCAAGTGATGTACCGGATTTATCCCAGCCGTCAGTTTCCTTCAGAATTTCGACACATGCATCGTACTCATCTTGATTTAGAAATCCTGGATATTTGATCAATGGCAAATTTGTCATTTTACTTTCTAATACTAAATTAGAATGGAAACTCGGATAATTTACGTGGACTCCAAAAACCGTGACACCCAGTTGTACCCACATGGGTCCAGCTACACGCTCCACCTGACTGACCAGGTCAAGAATGTGACCCGTGTTGATCTCATCAGTGCAAAGGTGCCTAATACTATATGGAACCTGACAGCATCTCTAGGTGTCCTGAGTTTCAATACGACCCTGATGAATATCAGTACTGGATTTTATTCTGCAACTGGAATTCAAAATGAAATTCAGAAAAGATTGCCGGCCGAATCCAATGTCAGCTGGCTTTCAAATGAAGGCAAGTTTCTGTTCTGTTCTACGACCCCATTTACACTGACGGTACCTGACGGGTCACTTGCGACTATGCTAGGTTTTGAAAGTAACATAGGGTACTCATCTAATCTTGTTATTACTGACCCTGTGTACAGTCAGGACCTGTCAGCTTCTAATTTCTTTGTTAAATCCCCAAAGATTGTGGAATTCTCTGTGAACCAATTTCTCTTCCTGGACGTCCAAGAGCTCAGAAATCCACGCATGGTCGAGGCTCTCGGGCTTGCCCGTGACGGATCAGGGACCTATTCGGGTAGCAATGCACGAAACACATTTGCTATGGTTCCACTTAACGTGAATTCTGGGTGTTCGAAAACTTTCACCGAAAATGGAGATTACATAGTATCTATCGAATATCCTCAGCCTATCGAGAAGCTGAGCCGCCTGACGGTGACATGGACTGATGAAAATGGAAAAATTGTGAATTTTAATAGTCACGAGACGAATTCGTTCGTTTTGAGGTTCTGGTCTGAAGAGAAGAAACCCCTCCCACCCCCTCCACCCCTGCATGATGTTGAAATAAAGCGTATAATTGATGCTATGACATTACTGCCCAAACCAAAGGAGCCCGAAAAGCGGCCTCTTGTGGGTCGGTGGACCATCTGGTTGATATTCCTGATGGCCCTGGTTGGCTATTTTATTTATAAAACTTTTGTAAAACCGAATCCTGTGCGAACTGTTTAGGCACGGGTCACGGCGTACAGGGGCTGGGATGGCTCCTGGACCTTCACGTTGGTCACGAAGGTCTTGATCAGCATGTACACCAGGATGGACAGCAGGGTGGTGAAGATGGCGCTCAGCAGCAGGTACTGGGTGCCGTTCTTCTGGACCTGGACGACCTGGGCCACGATGGCACGGACGACGTCCATCCATGCCACTGCGGCGGCGAAAGAGAAACCCGCCACCACGGAGTTCAGGGACTGAGCCTCGAGCTGAGTTGCAACTGCACCAATAATGCCTGCCATTTTTACTTTATACCTGGAAAAAAATCTTCAACCTCTTCACCCTCCTCCTCATATTCCTCCTCCTGAAGTATCTTGGCATACTTGACTTTTGGTATGATCTCTTCTTCCTCTTCCTCCTCTTCCTCTTCAGTCTCGTACTGAAAAAATTCAGTAAACTGCTTCTTAGGCTTCATCTAATTTTGTCGGATTTTGTTGACTGCGTTCTTCAACGCGTGCTCGGCTGGTGTCTCGGGGCTCCAGTCATCCCACGTGTCCAGGCACTCATTCATTTTTACGTAAAGATCTTCAGTGCCCTGGTAACGGGTAAATGGCTCTGCGTCATCATCCACCTCCTGGATCTCTTCCTCTTCGTCACTGTCCTCACTGTCATAGATTTCTGGGAACAGAGAACCCACCTGTTTACCCACTACATTACGGGCTGCATACATGAGCCCAATTTCCATGTCCTTGGCGGTCACCGTGTCGCGCTTGCACGCTTTGGCGTAGTGACTGGCTAGAACAATTGAGGATTCCATGACTGGAAGAAAAATGTCCTCGATCGACATCTACTCTGGGCACCTAAAAGGTTTTCACACAAATTGCATGAGGTCCCCTGCATCATTCGTATTAGGAAATAGAATTTGACCCTTTTCTATAAAGTTGTAATTCACAGCATAAAGTCTGATTTCCCTGGCTGAATTACTTGGGTTGAGGATCAATTCAAATGTCTGATTTTTTATGACTGACATGTTCACCTGACCAGATGGCATCACGGATTCGGGGTCGATGCTAAATGAGTACATATAAAATGGCCGGCTAGGAACTCTCGTATGAAACTCTAAAGGCTGTAGAACCCTGAGGTAAAGGGCTGATCCAATCTCTGTAGGAATTCTATCAACCCCATTGAATTTCAAATTCAAATTGACGAGCTGTTCGGTCGTCCCGTCCGTCGTGTAATCATACCCAGTTGCAGTTGTGTTTTGAATTACGACAAAGAGTTCCTTGACCGGATTGACGAATGCAGTCTGACATCTGACGTGATTGCATCCACTGGGGGCGACATACTCAACTCGCTGGACTTGTTCGTACAACTGAACTCCCCTGTCCAAAGGTGCCGCCAAGTAAATATATTCAACAAGTAACGATATATCGACAGGTAATATATAAGGTGTGGAACTCTGGATGAATTCGGTAGATGGATTGAGCACTAATTTCATAAACAAATTGTCGGGCTCAAGACCCTTGTTGAGGCATGTGAATGGAAGGGGGACTGTATAGGTCCCTGGATTTGGAAGAGGCCCTGAGAGTTGCGGGTAGATCTTACCTATGAGACCACGGAGGGTCGCCTGCTTTCCCTGTGGTATTGTCAAGTCATTGATAATCTCAATGTATTCACCGTGAAGACGTTCGATGAGCTGATTTCCATAGTACAACTCGACATGGTCTATCATCAGGGTTCCTATCGAATCGAGAACAGCATCCGTAATTGTACTTGGTAAATTTACTTTCAAATATATGGCCGAAACGAGGTCACCTCTTTTTTGAATTTGGATGGAGTGTTCGTCACCAAAAAGCACATTGGTGTCGAATGTGAGACGGTCCAGGCGCTTCGCGTAAGGAATTTTTGCCGAATACTTTTCAATAAAGTATGTGACTTCTGGATTGCCTACCAGGATGACGTCATCCTGGCCAAGAAAAGCCAGGCTGGCTCTACCAGCCATTACTAATAGAAACGGTTAAAAGAAATTGAAGAGGATCCCCGCAAGTCCATTCTCTACCCTCATTATATTATAGCTGAGTGCATAGACCCTGAGCTGTCTCGGCACGAGAGAGGACAGTGTGTTCACCTCGAGCAGTTTTTGATTAATTCTGCTGAAGTTCACCTGACCATTAGGTCGTGGATCATTGGGATCTTGAGCAAATGAGTACATGAAGAAATTGCGGTCAGGGTCATGAACGTGGTGATTGTACGGCTCTATGGTCCCCAGGTAAAGCGCATCAGTGTCTCGACGGCTGAAAAATTCCTGACCGTTGAAAGACAGTGTCATCGACTGTAGACCATTCTGTGTATAGTCGTATGGCGCGTTACCATCGGCCTGAATTACGAAAAACAATTCACGGACTGGATTTATAAAAGGAAGACTGAAGACCCCAGATGTAAAACCAGGGGAAAGTGTATAGCTTGCCACCTGGGTCTGGGTAATTACATAATCTAATTTACTCTTTTTCATCCAGTTAATTTCATTTTCTGAAAGGTACCCATACTCGACGATGACCGTTGCGTCGAGTGGCTGGGTGACGAGACCGCCGAAATTCTGGGAAAGGGCTGCAATATTTGAATATGGTGTAAGATCTGTGAAATTTTTAAAAGTCACGTACAGTTCCACGTCATGTCGGTCAAGTGCCGAAATTGGAATACTTAATTCAGGGTTTCCGTAGAAATAGAATGGCAAATTTGTGTAATAGGTCCGACCAGGGTCATTCACATTTGACGTGTCGAGTTTGCCTGTGAGGAGCGTCAGACCTGGCTGATTTTCATATGGAATATTGAGATCGTTCCATAGTTCGATCATCTCACCGGTCAGTGACTGGATGAGCTGGTTTCCTATACGGAGTTCAGCCTTTTGGATCATATAAGTCCCGACGGAATCGTAATAGTTGAAGGCGGTCTGTTGAATGTTGCTAGCGTACGGCACGACTGACATGTACGTGTTAGAGTAAATACCGGTAGAGGACCCCGATGACGTGATCGAGACGTTCCATTGACTTGTTTTATCAGTGACGTACAGAGGGACGGAAAATGTATAAGGTGGCAAGAGACCCACACTGATAGGGTAATTCTGATTTCCAAATGAAATTGAAGTGAGGGCTTCGTCCGTACACACGACGGCCGTCATCATATAGACGCCTACATTAGAGAATGTCAGACCAGTTCCAGCTTGGTTTATTGAGGTGGACACGCCTGTCGAGTTGAAATCAGACCCAAGATCGAGGGTGTATGTATTGGGAACTGGGCGGCGGCGGAGGGTCGTACCGGTCTTGGGGGTAAAGAAAAGTCCGTTTTCAGGGAATGCCGCGACCGATCCTGCACTTTGGGGCGAACTGCACTGTAAGAAGGATATGTGCGAAGCGTTCGATCCAAGAATACTTGTGTAATTATAACTCGTTGTTACTTCTATCGAATAAATTGTGTTCGTATCAGTGACGTTAATTGGTAAGACAAAATCGTATGTAGGGTTGCGACCCTGATCAGTGGTGTAAGTATAGAGATATGTGCTACCAGTCTTGATTGCAATCTGGCGAACGTACACATCATTGTCCACTGTCAGAAAACAGGACGCGGTATATGTCCCCTGATTAAAGAATGTGAAGGTGTTATCTGTCGCAAGTGCCATGATGTTGGAATAAACGTATAAATTCTCGTTAAACAGGGTAAGTGGCAAAGTGAATATTGATGTGTACGAAAGATATGTATTGACGAGGTTATAAAAAACATCAAGAGGTCCGACTGAAATGTATGTTGATGGTAAAATTGTACTGGTTTCAGTAAATGTGCCATCTATATCAAGGTAAGCATATGTTCCAGCCACGTCTATCGTAATAGGAAGCATAAAAGGCATTGTAGGACCGGACGAAACGCGCCACGTATGTGTGTAAGAATACACAACAGATGCTGATGCCGGCCGGCCGTCGGTATCGGTCGTGCCATATGATATTGAATAAATAGGACTATCAGAATTAATAGAACCTCTTATGAGATAATTACCGGGGCTATCAAAACGAATACAGCCTTTCGAAGTCTTGACGGCGTAGGGTGAGAGGCCGAATGACGTAAAATTTTGAGACGCGACATTCATGAAATATGTAGACGCCCCAGAGTATGTAGCGGGAGCGGTCCACGGGGGCTGGGAAGTGTTCAGAGCCAGATAGTAGCCACCACGGATATTGTCAACCGCACTCGCTTCGCCTCGGACCCACCCGGATTGTTCGGTTGTAAAATCAGCCAAGTATCCATGGGTCGTAAGATTATAAATTAAATTGCCATTTGAAGGATTAATTGAGGTGGCTGTTTTAGGGTCAAGTCCCCAAAACACACCTGATGGGCGTGTCGGGTCTATAAAAACAGGGACTTCTACGGTTGTGCAATTCTTGAAAAAGAATTTATAAGTCGTCGCGTCATAATCTACATAATTGGAAATTGGTCCAACGATCCAATTTCCTTTTGTATTTTGAGAGGCGGTGTAAAAAGAAACTCCGAGAGATACCGATACCGTCGTAGCTCCATTAACTATAAAGTAAGGCTGGAAGGCGTCACTGGCTGGGGTTGGATAACTCCATGAATTTGGTGCAGAGTAAGGGAGACCAGGCATTTTCGTCTTGAGTGTCAGCCCCCTGATAATGTCACCTTTGAATGGAATTTTACAAATGTGTTCAGATCCGAAAAGAAGTTTATCACCCAGAAAGGGGATGTCGTACGCCTCGAGCACGAAAGGTGTATGACGATAATAAACTCCTGAAAAGTAAGTCTTACTTGGGCTTCCTGTAATGTACGCATCCTGCTGACCAATTGCAGCCAGCTGGATGTAGCCAGCAGACATTCTGAAATTAGTCAACACTTTAATGCGCCTTAAATTCATTCAAAAAAGACGAATGATTAGTAGGTATGGCTCTTCAGCTGAGAAAATTTGATCCGTCCACCATGGCTGATGACAAGGTGTGCATTTTTATTGGTAAGCGTGGTACAGGAAAATCTACCCTGGTGACTGACATCCTCTGGTACAAGCGCCATCTCCCAGCAGGGATCGCCATGTCGGGTACAGAGGAGGGTAACGGTTACTACAAGCAGTTCATCCCTGATATTTTCGTGTACGGTGAGTACAATAAAGAAGCTATTGAGAAACTTATAGAACGACAGAAGAAGCTCGTGGCTGCCGGGAGAGCGAGCCCCGTCTTTCTCCTTATGGATGACTGTATGTACGATAGAGCCTTTATGCGTGACACATGCGTTAGGCAACTTTTTATGAACGGACGCCACTGGAAGATATTCTTTATGATGACGTCACAGTACGTCATGGACATGACGCCTATGATCCGGACGAATGTTGATTACGTATTTGCGTTACGTGATAACGTTCGTCAGAACCGCGAGAACCTGTACAAGGCATTTTTTGGAGTTTTCCCGACGTTCGATATGTTTAGTCAGGTTATGGACAGTTGTACCGAGAATTACGAATGTATGGTACTTGATAATACATCAAAGAGTAATAAGATTACTGACTGTGTATTCTGGTACAAGGCACCAATTCGCAAAAACTTCCATGTCGGTGGACCAGCCCTGTGGCAGTATCATCAGCGGTACTACAATCCTCGGCACCTTACTCAGCCTGCACAGAAACAGCCGGCGCGTGGCCGTGGGTCGCAGTTTATTCAGGTCAAAAAGACTAAATAAGTGCGTGCCAGACGGGGATCAAAAAAACCGGTCCATTTTAAATGCAGAGTTATGATCCATCTGGTGGGCTCGATTTTATAAATGAAATTCCAGAACCAAGTGAAACTGAAAAAAGGAGCGGACCCCCAACAGGCCTCCTCCCCAATCCGCCGCTCGAAGAGCCTAAAAAAAACCTAGGCTCATCTCAAATGGCAGAATTTTCAACTGCAATTGAGGAAGTTATGCCCGGACCAGGTCAGATGATGCAGGACGAGATGATGGGTCCGTCCATGCCCACGTCAGGCAACCGCAAGACGTCTCGCAAGTCCGAGAGCAAGGGTTCGTCCAAGAACCCTTTCGGTCTTACCGATGAGCAGTACTATGCAGTTCTCGCAGGCGTTGCGGCTGTCGTCGCCTTTTCCAAGCCGGTCCAGGGGAAACTGAGCTCGATGGTGCCCAAGTTCACTGGTGACGGCGGTGACCTGTCCCTGACTGGTATGATCGTGTCAGCACTTGTGGCTGCCGTCGTGTTCTACTTTGCCCGCCAGTTCCTTGTGGACCGCTAAGACGTATGGACAGTCTGGCCGCAATACGGTTTCTGATCAGCAGGGCTATAAACTCCAAGGGTCTGACAAATAGCCTTTAAATCTCTAAAATTTTCCCAAAATTTACTTGAGTGGTCATACTCTGCAACCGACATGTGCGCAAGCTCGTGAATGACGACATACATTGCGGAGTTTACATCGTCTCCATCCAGACAGATGTAAATTTCATATCCTTTATTCACATTTGATCCGGCCCCGTCCACCTCATGGGTCGTCCCTGTAAATATCGAATTTGAATTCTTAATTCGTTTCCAGCGTTCATCAGCTGGTAGACCCGTCTTGATTACTTCACATCGCCGTTTAATCTCTGTAAGCATCGCAGGTTCCTTGAGTGACCTGATGGCAAACACAAGCATGGCGACCAGAAGTACAAGGAGTAACTTCATCTAATCTTAGTAAAGACAAATTTTGAATACATATCCGAAATGAGACCGTTTGGTTGGTCGAGCATAGGCAGCCACATTGACATATGAAATCCTCGATCATCTAGAGCCTTGATCAATTTCTGTACGTCCACGAGTGGCTCTGGCCTCGCTCCTGCGGCGTAGAAGGGGCCGTCCGTCAGGTGGACCCATAGCTTCCCATCTCTCAGCTCAATTGAGTTTCCTAATTTGTCTACAAATTTAGAAGATGTACCAAGCATTGCACGGATACGATTTTCATCCGGTACCGTACCCATGAGGCGGCCACCAACCTGAAGGGACTTTTCAATAGCCTTGATTGAAAAGTCAAATACCGTATCATTTTCAAAGATGTATTGAAGAGCAAAATTATAGCAAACCACATCCCAAGGTCCGTGCCGTACAGCATCGCGGATGTCACCCTTTTCAAGGAACCAGACGCCAAAATTCATTTCATGGGCACGTTTCTGGGCTTCCAGGAGGCTTTCTTCATCAGGGTCAATCATGAACAGATTTACGTTCATTCCGCGCCACTTGGCGAGGTCCCCACCGCGGCCACAACCACAGTCCAGCACGCGTGAACCCTTAGGGACCCACTTGTTGATGAGTTCCCTCTTTGCCAAATTGTGCGTTTTTCGGAGTTGTTCCATTTTGTTACTTAAAAGATAAGAGAGCCATCTCCTTAAATGGGTTCTCTCGAGCAAGACTACCTGACTGTCCCAGGCCAGCTGTTTGCATGCGTGTCGTTTGTTGGTCCAGATATGCCTCAGAAGAATGAGCAGCTGGGCATGAAGATCCGCGGCTGCTTTCCGACCCGTGACGATGCAGCCAACCACGCCAAGCGCCTCCAGAAGGAGGATGCCCTGGTCGATATCTATGTGGTGGATATGTACAAGTGGCTACTGATCCCACCCCAGCGTGACCAGATTGACGACGTCCACTACCAGAACGAGAAGCTCGAGGAGATCATGACGAAGTACAAGCAGAACCAGGCATCAGCCGCTGCGATGTTCGAGAAGCGCAAGCGAGACATGATTGCCAAGCCAATTGATGGTGATTTCCCTTACATCGATCCAGCCGATGAGAATTCCAAGTTCTATACCAAGCCGGACGTTCCACCAATTCCTCACCCAGCAGATATCATCGAGGATCTCAAGAAGGAGTTCCCAGACGCCTCAATTGAGGACCTAGTGAAGATGGCTGACGAGCGTGTGGCGGCCGAGGTCGAGCGCCGCCGTGTCGAGGCCGAGGCTGCAGCAAAGCTGGAGCCAGTCGCCGAGGCCGATGAGGCTGAGCATTAATTTCGTAATATAAAATAGAATGATATTCGTCTTGTTAGGTCTGGCCATTGTTGGTTTTCTTCTGTGGCTAGCCTATTCTAGACTACGAACGACTACTGGAGGGGCGCCATCTTCAGATAGTCAATATCAAGTTTTCAGGGATATGGAGCCCGTGAGCCAAATCCGTGAAAACCCATGGGTGGGCTTTATACAAGAGGATGTGTCAAAAACTGGTCCAATTGGAAATTTCAGTGGACACGATTCAAGTTCGGGGAAGGTCCCACTTTACATGATTACGGCTTAATAACTACAGGTCGCATATTTACAAGGAATGCACCGATAATAATACCAATGACTACGAGAGCCATGGGGTTCATTTTTAGTTGTTCGAAAATATCAGGAGTTGGGCGTGGTTGCTGAAGAAATACAGGCTGTTGAGGAGGGGGCTGGGAAGGCCAGGTGTCATCCTCATTTTCTGGAGACGGGTCGTTTTTTGACAGGAACGGGGGGCGGTCCATCACTATCATCACTGTCACTCTCGCTTTTATCTGCTACAACAAATCCATCCAAATTTCCTTCGTCATCGGCGTCATCTTCAGTTGAAAACTCGGACTCGTCATACGAGACGATGCTATCAACGTCACTCTCTTCGTTGCTATCATAGTCCTCTGTAGCGTAATCGTCCTCGACCTGCTCGACCGGCTCGTAGCGCTCTGGTTTCTTCACGACGCGACCGGACCGTGTAACTACATTACTGACCGTGGCTTCTGATGGTGCTTGGGATAAAGGCTGGTCCATTTTCTGGATAGTCCACGATCGTCTCGTTTAAGTACTTTGGAAAGAACTGAAGTCCTTTTGAAATTGCAATTTGATTTATCATAAACTCCCCCTCATAGGCTAGCCGACCTGCTATGTCATTGAGTTTTTCTTGATGCTGAGCATCGTCGGCCCGTCTGATGCCTAAGGACAGGTCTCTGATATTTTCAAGTGATGCGTACAAGTAGTCTGCAGCCTTTTCTATATCAGTATTTATATCAGTCTCAAAGCGTTTGATATTAGCCAGGAAGCGTTTCCAGCTTTCAGGATCAAGACCTGAATAGGGATGCACCTCTTTCTCGTACTTCTGGAACCGAACGCCTGAACCCCTCGGGAAAAAGGTCCAGACCAGAACAGCGAGGAGGACTACCCACAACAACAATTCCATCTACTATACTCAGAGGAAGAATATGCTCCTCGCCAGCGAAGTCCTTGCACTCTTCATTGAAGCACTTCTGACAGATCCTGTCACCGTTAATCATAAACCAGACGTGATTTGACTTGTGCTCTGCTCTGATTTTTTCACAGTACTTGGAATCGGTCTGAACCCACCACATATTTCTAGTCTCATTGTCGAACCTCTGAATTTTCTTGACCCTGGTCCGTCTTTGGCCTGGCATATCTCGCTGAATAAATTCTTCAATAGGTTCACTGCTTAGTGTTTCTTCGCCAAATGTACGTCCGTTCGCCTCTTCACCTGGGCACCTTATACAAAACAGGGCGAGCAACTCGACACTCGGCTCTTTGGGAAAGTCCTTCATGGATACAATCTCCTTCCAAGGCACGTACGGGTCGCCTGAGGGCTTCTTGTGAGACCATATCATACGAAGTCCCGAACCGCCATAGACACTCGCGTCTATAATCTTTGCCCAGTCATGACCTTCAGGTAAATCTGCCAGCAAAATTCTCGTCCGAAGGACTGTCGCCTGCTGACGGTTCACCATAAGGTCCGGCCAGTGAATATGGACACCTGACTTTATTCCCTCCTTGACAGGTCTCGCGACGGCTCGAGCCACACAACATCTTCCCGGACTATCTATCGCTTCATGAATTATGCGACATATTTGCAAAAGGAATTCATCAGTCATTTTCTCATTCGCTTTGTAATCAATGTCGACGAAGAATTTGAAAACGTCTGTTTTCTGCTCGACGACATAGAGTTTATGACCTGATTTAATTTCGGAAATATAGTCGGTATAAAATTGTAAAACGTCCTGCTCATCGACGGAGAGAATACCACCGTCCATGAGCACATGGGTCCCAGGTGCCTTTGGCACCAACCAGTCTCTGATCATTAAGATAATATAGCTTTAAATCCTTATAAGGAATTTCGAACGGTCCGGTGTCGCCCACCAAACTCGTAGTCCGTATGAACAAATTATTTTAATAAATTCTTGATCCCAAGGTATATTTTCAAACATGACCCATCCACGGAGGCCATCAAATATACCTCTAAAAGGTCTGTACTCTTTTACTATTGGTTCGTCACTTATGGCGAAACTAATATTAGGTAAAATCACTGATCTAAAGTAATCCATCATAAGTTCTATTTTCGTATCAACCTTCGTGTGCATTCCGATGAAATGCGTCACAAGAAAGTTTTCATAGGGTGCGTTCTCCCATGTTGGATGGAGTTTTACGAATTTGGTCAGACCGTAATCAATGATATTACGCGTGCAAAAGTATGTGTTCATTACCATCTGTTCATGTTCATAAAATTCGCTATTGCGAAGTTCGTAACAATTATCTAAATGTTCTTTCATTTTCTTTGACGGTACAAATCCAAATTGACCCACATTAAAAGGCCATATTTCATTCTTTTTCAAATTTTCTAAAGTGGTGGCACTGTACGGTGTTTTTTTAGACGAGTGCCATTCGTTAGTGTGTCCATCAAACTCACCTGTCGAAGCTACATACAGAATGTTTGGCTTTTCTATGACATCAAATAGGGGATTGAGGTCGCCGCTGACTACGATATCATTGTCAAGATAAAGTACCTTGTCATATTCTGATAGGTTTGCGAGTGACATGATGCGCAACTTTTCGTAAGGTCCATAAGTGACAGGTGGTTGTGTTACCAGATACAATTTGATTTCTAAATTAGAAATATTTGGCCAAGCATGTGTATCGCATATAACCATAATATCGATGTTATCATTTTCGTGATGACATCTGATACTGTTTATACACATGCGTAGCATATTAGCATACTCAATTTTGGATCCCCATATCTGAAAATAAATCAGTTTTTTTGGAGCCATTAATTTGATTTCTTAATTAGTCTTTAATTTTCTTTAGTCATCATCGCTGTCAAGGTGGCAACGTTCCCAAATGGTTTTGATCTTGATAATATTTGCTGGCATATCTGCCACCTTTTCGTCCTCGAGTTTCTCAATTTCGTAACAGAGACGCTGGAGGTTGTAATCTCTGGCGAGTTGTTCTGGGTCTGAGCCGTCCCCGCGGAGACTGGCGAGTTTGCGGGCGTACCAGATCTTGGGTGGCGTCATCCTGTATCTATGTGCGCAGAAAAAACGGAGTGCGTTGGGGCGAATTAAGAGCCTGGTGAAAATCCGGGTTTCTGATGACGTGAGCCCTGATCATCGGCCAAAGGTTCCTTCGCGACGAAATACCCTCAAGGGTATCAAATTGGCAATCGTCATTTTCGTCATAATTTTTACGAAAAGCCATCTGATTTGTTTCCATTTTTTCCTTTTCATCTTTGAAACGTTTAACAATGTTTCGTTGTTCTAATGGATTTAAAGGAACTTCAAAAATATAGGCGTGATAAGTATTTAGTACATCAACACCGTCCTCGATGTCTCGAGGTTCTGGTGTGTTAGTCGAAAACTTGAAGTAGGTATATGTTCCCCGCTTCAGGTTGATCGTACCGCGTGTTTCTTCTTCGAGTTCACGAACCGCACAGCGAAGTGGGTTGTAGACCTCTCGTCGGCGACACCCGCCTGTAACAAACGTCCATTCCTTGTACCTTCGGTCATGGACGACCAAAAAATAAGGAACTCCGTCAACGTACGTCATCGGTATCGCCACTGCTTTGTGTCTTTCTCTTGTCATCTACTAAGTCCGGTCCAAAAAAATCGTGAAGCCGACCCGCGCGTTTATCATAAGTTATAAGGAATATAAGACCAAAAAGCAAAAGCCAAGCCCAAAGAGGCATTTTAATTTTGTATTAGAATTTAGTTTGCGTATAGCACTGCACCCACACCGTTCTGGATGCGGAGCACGTTGTAGTTCACGGCGTACAGGAATGGGTTGCTGACGGCCGAGTTGGTCAGGGCCTTCAGACCGTTCGTCAGCGTCACTGGCACGACCAGGCGGTACGTGTCAATGCGGGAGAAGTTCAGGGTGCCGGTGGGCTGGAGCTTGGAGGTGTCAAGGGCGTAGCTGATGACTGCCACGTTGGCAGACTGGTTGGCGTGCTGGTAGCCGAATGGCGTGGTGTAATACTGGGCAATGTCGGTAAATGCTGGCAGGTGGCGGAACTCGCCAATGTCCGAACCGTTGATCTGGACCTTCAGCTGGTAGTCCTTCACGTTAGTGCCGCTGCCGTCGGTGCCGTAAGCAGCGCCGTAGTTGGCGGATGGCCAGGCAATGTACTTCACTGGGTGAGCCAGTGCCAGCTCCTGCATGGCGGACCCGCTGATAGGCACACGCTGGACCTGGGTAATCAGCATATCGTGTGCATTCTCGGCAAAGAACTTGCGCTCAGACTGGTCCAGGTAGATGAAGTTGGCCCATGCCAGGAACTGGAGGCCTGAGTTCAGGACACCACCGGCAATAGAGGTGCCACCGCTCTTGGCTGCCGACCCGAGTGCCGACGACCAGGTGATGCGCAGCTCCACGTCATGGTACTGCAGAGCCACCAGGGGGATAGAGCTCGAGTAATCCTTGCAGAAGAAGAACTTCAGGGGCAGGAAAGAGGTTGACTGGTTGGTTGGGGTGTACCGACCAGCTGTGGCGTTATTCAGGTAACGCTGGGAAAAGGTCTGTGCACCAACCACTGGCTCGACATCAGTCATGAACTCGAAATCCTGGGTATCAATAACCTGACCACCGATCAGCAGCTCAATTTTGTCAATGACAGTTGACCAGTCCAGGTTATTCACCTGGGCACCAGTCGTGTCACGGGCAGTAAAGTACATGTAGTTCACCAGGTCACCCTTCTTCTCAAGACGGATGGTGGAGATGCCGCCTGCGCTGGGGGTTCCCTGGATCACCTGACGCTCAACAGTATTAGCGTAGTGGGTATACTTGCGGTACACCGACCGGAAGAGAGAGACTTGAGGATTGCCTGTCAACCAAGCATCCTGAGCACCTGTCGCAACGAGCTGAACCTGGCCACCGCTCATTTACTTTTGACTTATATTTTTTTCCATTGGTTCACACCACAGAAAGGGGTGGCTGTGAAATCTCATTTTTATCCAGCTGCCGAATTGCGATATCCAGGCTGCATGGATCTGCAAGCTGATTTAATCTTCCCTTCTTCTCGTTGAATTTATTGTATTCGGGCTGAGTATAATTCTGGAAGCGGCTGCCGTTCATGGCACCCACCGGCACGGGCACGCTCTCAGGGCGGAGGTTGGTCATAGCACCAATTGCACCGAGAGGGTCATTGCGAACGTTCATTCCACCCGCATTACCGGCGCGATCGGGGTTCACACGGTTTTCAGTCGAACGAGGCAGGGACTTGTCAGTGTAAGCATTCGAGCCACTTGCGTACGGCTGGGCGACGTTGTACTGCGCGGGACCAAACTCGAGCGTGTCCGTCCGCTGACCAGTTTCCTGGCGAATAGTGGTGCGTCTAGTCTTGATCTGATCCGGGCGACCCTCGAATGCAGTAATGGCACCACCCTGGCCCTGGGCGCGGCTCTGCACTGGTGCGCGCCGCCAGGTCTTGGTGTCCTTTGCTTGGTGGGTCACCTCGCCCATCACAGTCAGGCCGTTCTTCACAAAAGCATCTGAAGGGCCCTGGCCACCTGGAAGGGTCGTAAGACGCTCCTCATTGATGTTATTGGGCAGGACACGGAAAAACTGCTGGAAACCACCAGTCGCTGGAACTGATGGGTCGACGCCGAGGCCTGGACCCACATTCATACGCTCAATTGGTGGAAGGTTATTCATCTTGTTCGTAACGTTCTGGCGGTTGGTAAGGTCATAGACGGGCTGACCAAATGGAAAACGGTTAGCCTCCTTGGAGATATCTGCAAAGTTCTGGACCTCCTGCTTGGGCTGAAGGCGCCAGTCACCAATACGACGGCCAAAATCTACACTTGGATCTCTCATGTCGAAGAAATCCTTGGAGTGATCACGGGCATTTGCCATCAGATCAATATCACGACGGGTAATTGGAGGAAGGGGACGACGGGGTTCAGTGGTTGCCGATGTGTCATTCTTGTCACTGAGTGTCTTACCGGCAAACACGAGACCAACTACTGCTGCGAGGGCCAGAGGGTCCATATTATTATATGTACTATATTTTTACTTTGTCAGATACCGTTGGGAAAAGCGAGTGTTCTGATCATCGGCATACGTGCTGACTGGATCAAAATCAACTATACGGAGTGGCAAACTAACATAGTTATTTGGGAAGTCATAACCGCGCTCAGACCACCCCTTTTTCCATGCAAGGGTGTCGTGGGACCGAAGCAGCGACTCAGTATCAGCCAGGTCCGCCATCACAACCGTTGCTGGACCCATCCACACATCGGGCTGGAGCACGTTGACGCTCGAATTCAAATAGTTCGGCATCTTACTAGTACCTGCGAAAAAAGCTTAATGAGCATTGCCTGCACGCATCTGAGTTCTCTCTGGGAAATGGAACTGGCTGCTGTCTATGTCGCAGCTGGCCCCTCCCTGATCCTTGCACATCGGGGCGAATTTCTTGCCGAAGGACGCCTCTGCGAAAGCCGTCTGGTCATTTGGGATGGTTGTGCTGGGCATCGTGTAAAAATTGCGCTCTGCGTCGCGGACGCGCTCGAATGGATGGATCATAGACCACTCGTTGGCAACCTCACGGCGGACGCTGGGGTACCACGCGGCGCTGGGGCGGTCGGGCTGATCAACGTAATCAGTCAAGAGGACATTTCCCATTGGGTTGTCAAACGTGGGCATGCTCACCTGGGTGCGCGTCAGGCCTGCAAGGCGGCCCTCGGCGTACGTTGGTCTGACCTTGCCGTCTGGTATCATATTGGATGTTAGCATATAGTACAGAATTGCAAGGACAAGGACTGCAAGAGCAAAGACGCGTGGGTCTTTATTTATGAGGTAAATAACGACACTTGCGTACAGTACGAAACGGGTTGTGGCGGCCGCGCGATCCTTGGCGGACTGTGAGGCTGTTGGCCAAAAGTCTAACAGCTTGTCACTTTGGAAAATCTCTTTTGGATCCATATTAGTAATTACAGAGACTTATTTTGGGCCATCAATTTGCTGATCATGTCATTCATACTGGACATTAGGTTTTCCTGTGTAATCTCACCCTTGTCCTGAATGTTCTTTGCGCACTCCTCGGCAGTGCTCTCAATCATACTCAGCATCTGGGGTGGCAGCATGCTCATAGTCATAGCGAGCATGTACAGGTTTCCGTAATAAGACCAGATGGCGCTACGCGTCTGCTCGGTCATGTCTGGGCTGTCCCAGATGTCACACAGACCGATCTCATCTGCAAACTTGTTCTTCTTGGAAAAAAATGCAGAGTTGCGTGCATTCATGTGATTTACACGTGGTGACGTGTACTTCATAAACCGGTCAATTGTAGTACTGGTAAAACCCTTCTCCTTCGCGGCGGTAATAGCCTGGTTATCGGGGAACGCCTGTGAGAGCTCACCGAGGAACTGACTGTACATCTGTCCAAAGGCGTTCGCTGACGCCATTTAGTTTTAATATGATTAAATCTTTAATATGGTTCGCTTGCCATCGCTGGACCCTGACCATTGCCCTGTTGAACAATAAAGAACACCAAAAGTGCTACAAGAAATGCTGGCTTGATAAATTCTGAATTCTTCATCTTCTCTTCCCCATTCATCTTACCCTTGGCGTAAATGTACCCGGCTGTTATGACGGCTGCAATTGCAGCGGCCGACATGGGCTCGCGAAAGTAATGGTCCATTAATTTAGTATCTGAATTTTTTATCAATTTTCTCTCGCGTCGTCAAACAGGCTCTCACCGTTTGTGCCCACCTTGCTGACCGCCGGGGGGTTGAGCGACGGCGTCACGTTGAACACCTGGGACCCGCCTGGCGTCTCGCCCACCGGCTGTGTCGAATTTGGCACCTCTGCAGGTGGCTCAGTTGATGTTGGCATGTCGTCCAGGTTTGGCTGCTCCTCGGGCATTTCAGGCAGGCCCTCTGCTGGCTGCTCATCTTCACCAGCTTCTTCATCTTCATTTTCAAATTCGGCTGCGTCATGCTTGAGGTCACCCACAATTTCGTCCCATGGTATGAGCTGATCAATCACGGTGTGAATTTTGCAGGTGAAACGCTCAGTCAGCTCCTTCTTGCGATCGTCATCTGACTTGCTTTCAGAAATAACGAGCGGACGGTAATACAGGTCCTCACCGCACGCCTCGTAGCACCGCTGTACGAACACGTCATTGGCTGGCAACTTGATGGCAATCTTTTTAGGCTTTTTGTCCATGCGAATACCGTTCATGAGGATCTTGACGTGGCAGATGAAGACGGCAGCCAGTAAATTTGGGAATATCGGATTTGAATTCTTAATTGCGTCTGCATGCTTCAGGCTGATGGACCCGTTCCAGGTTTTGATGGCCCGCAGGAGTTCCTGGAAGACTAGGGTGCTGTTGCGGCCCTTGCTCTCCTTTTTGGCCTCGAGCCAAATTTCCCAAAACGCATCAATCATTGACGGGATCATGCAGTCACAAAGTTTCTGTGTAAATCGGCGCTCTGAGGTGGCGAGGTGCTCCATCCTTACTACTAGTCTGGAAATTGATGGCGCTGCACCGGCGCATTTACTTCTTGGAATATTTCTGAGCAGTTTTCTTCAAATTAATTAAACTTGGGAATTCTATTTCTGGTTCGACCGTCTCTGGATCCTGCACCTTTTGTGCCCATGATATATTCATGTCGTACGGTCCCAATTGTTCCACGCGATACCCCAACCTTACCAATTGCCTGTGTAAATATCCTGTAGCCTTTGCTAGGTCGTAACGCGGATACCCAATGACCAGTGGTGGAACAGTTACCTGAGTTGTTTTCAGACCTAATTCAAAATTAGCCTTGACTTTGCGCAAAAACTGATCAAGGATAACTTTGTACGTCTCTTTTTTATAATTCTGGCGTTGACGGTCCTTTTCTGCCAAATCCTTGGCTGTCAACATCTACTCTTAATTTACGTTTTGAATTGGTCACTTGGCCGCGGCAGATTTTGCAGCCGCAAGTTGGCCCTCGAGGGCTGATGAGATGTCGTTGTATGTTCTGTACCCGTCTGGTTTATAGGCGTTAAATCCAGAATCAAATTGGTCAACCTGAGAAGTGGACGAAAGATTTGTAATATTGACGACACCATTGCCAGTAACTGTCGCACGCACATCATATTGGGTTCCGAAATATCCGGACGTGTTCAGAAACATGAGACGGGCTGAGTACTGGTCATCTCCTATCCGGTTGACGTAGAGTGTTTCTATCGGCACCAAGTCAGGGTTGGTTTTCTGGACATTCTCGATGATGACCTCGATGATGTCAGGGGATACGGCCTGGCGCCTGACCGTCGAATCGTACGATGCACTGGATGGCTTCCATAGCAAAAGGACCACAAAGGCGACGACGAGGAGGACAATCCAGATTTCCATTACTAAAGCGCGCGAAAAATATTGGACTAAAAAATAGGCTATTTACAGGATGGCTCTTCTGGTATACTCGGATCGTTGCCAGTACAGTGCCGACATACTGACATACATCAGGACCCAACCAGCCCTACTTGAAATTGTGAGATTTCACAACGTAACTGAACTTGGCGTCCCTTCAAAGAAGATCACCCGAGTTCCTACACTTGTTACTAATGAAGGTAAGATGTATGTAGGGTCTGAAGTCAAGACATGGCTTGAGCAAATGGCCCCTTGTGAATTCGATTGCTGGGATGCAACTGCCGGGTACTGTGCAAATCTAGATGGTTCGGATATACCAACGCATTTCGAGCTGGACATGTACGGCAAGCCCCTCCAGCCGGTCCTGACCCCTGAATTAGAAAGTAAAATTGGTAAAAATGTCAACGATGCTTATCAGGATAGAAGCGGCAGTTAAAGCTCAGACTTTAAACAAATTTAATGTACCTGAAAACAATTCAGGCATCGGCAGTCAAAGCGGTGTTCGAAGTTCTTAAAGACATTATAAATGATGTGAACGTATACTTCACGGAGGATGGTGTCCGTATCTTGACACTTGACACAGCCCGTGTAACAATGGTTCACATGTTTTTGAATGCTGAAAATTTTGAAGAGTATGAATGTGCATCAGAAGTCTCGGCTGGTATGAACATGTCTAATGTGTACAAGTTACTCAAGTCTGTATCAGGTGCTGACACATTGAGTATGCGAGTAGAGGGCCGTGACTTTTTGGAGATGGAGATCCAAAATCCGGCCAAAAAGACTTCAACCAAATTTAAATTGAAATTGATGGACATCAATGAGGATATCCTCGAGGTCCCTGACATTGAAATGAACGTCATCACGACCCTGCCGTCAATTGACTTTCAGAAAATTGCACGAGACATGGGTAATTTGTCGACCGATATGGAAATTATCCGAGATGGGGAGACCCTCGTACTCAGCTGTCAAGGTGATTTCGCCGACCAAAATACCGTTATAGAATATCCTGAAAATGTCTCACGTACAGGGGGTGTCTATAGCCTAAAGTACATCAATTTGTTTACAAAAGCGACTAGCATGAGCTCGAGCGTTCAGCTCATGCAAGACAATACACGTGAAGAGATGCCGATTATATTTAGATACACAATTGCAAACTTGGGTGACCTGAGGTTCTACCTCGCACCCAAGATGGATTGATAACTAGGCTCGCGTTCTATGATCCATACCTTTACGAAATAGACTAGTATTTTGAAATGCGGTACAAATTTTATTTTCACCTGAGGTATCCAATGTTGTTCGAAACCTATAAAGTCAAATAATTTGTCTTTGAAATTTTGCATATAAAAGAATAGACTATTAGTTTCTTTAATGGAAGCTAGGTTTAATACTCGAATAAAGGAATGCCAGTCTGAGGAGGAACTTTATTCTTATTTACTCGAGTGTGTGCCTATTATCAGGGAGTACACACAGGAAACCGAGACTGTCGAGGAGACCAGTAATATAATGGGTCTGAAAGTGGCTTCACGCAAAGGCGTCCAGCGCAAGGACATCTATAACAAATACATGGCTACGGTAGAAAATCAGACGCTCGAGATGCCTGCCAAGGCAGACTATGAACATCAGCCGTGCAAGGGGTGTGGTAAAAAGTATCAGGCAATCCACGATGACACCACGTCAGAGGACGTCTGCACCAACTGCGGATACTCCGAGTTTATCTTAGGAGAGGAACTGGGCTTCAAGGAGGAACAGGAAATGGACAAGAACGTCGTGTACTCGTACAAACGTGACAATCACTTCAATGAATGGATCAGTCAGTTTCAGGCGAAAGAAAGCACGAGTGTACCGGATGAAGTCATCACCCAATTACAAAATGAATTTAAGAAGCAGAAAATTAAGGACCTTAGTGAGATTACCCATGAAAAGGTCAAGGCTCTTTTGAAGAAATTAGACAAATCCAAATACTATGAGCACGTGCCATATATCACGACCATGCTGAACGGGATCAAGCCCCCGACCATGACACAGGCTTTAGAAGACAAGCTCCGTATTATGTTTTACAAAATTCAGAAACCGTTCGAAAAACATAAGCCGGCTAAACGCAAGAATTTCCTATCTTATTCGTATACCCTTTATAAACTGTGCGAACTCCTCGGTGAGGATGACTACCTACCATGTTTTCCTCTCCTCAAATCGAAAGAGAAATTATACGCCCAAGATGCCATGTGGCAAAAGATTTGCGAAGAACTCAAATGGGAATATATCAAGACAACCTAGATACATATTCGTATTCCAAATTACCAACCTTATCAGGAAAGTTTATGAGAATACCTTCGAAAATTCCAGTAAGCTTCATGTAATTTCTAATTTGATTTCTAAATTGATCCGACAAACGACTTGTCGATTTCAATTCAACAATCAAATTCCCTTCAATAATAAGGTCTGACCTAAGATTTCCAATATTGTGACCTTCATATGAAATGGGCAGGATGCGTTCGGTTTCGTACTTGATGCCGCGTTTGCGCAAGGCTACCTCGAACGCGTTATGATAAACACGTTCAGAATATCCTGGACCTAATTCGTCCCAAATATGTTGGGCGATCAGTTCCATTATATTTCCAGGTGGTGATCTTTTTATATAATACGATTACCCCTGTTATTGTAAAGTCCTGCGATGCGTCCTCCGGCTGAAAAAAGATTGGCGTAGTTGCGGACCACTTGTTGAGTGCGTTTGCCGTTATTTGCAGAATATGCAAACCCAGATTTCAAACGTAAAGTTGCCCCTAGACCGTTTGTGATGTTGCGGGCCATCTGTGAATTTTGCGGGATAATAGTCCGAGCAATAGCCATAGTAACATCATATTCAAACTGAGCAAGAAGTCCCATAATATATATGAGTAACGTCTGAACCTGATTAAATGTGTTCTTCTGTCTTGTGGCATAACCCATATTAAAAAACCCTGGCTTATTCACAAGTCCATATTTTACAGTATTGTATAACTGCATAGGTGCAAGTGCATTTCGAGCTATTCTATTAACACCTGTAGCGTTCCCTGCATAAGCCGCACTTAGACCGACCCCTATACGTGCCGCTAATTCAATGGCATTTCTTTTTTTGAATGTCAAATTACGGGCACGCACCTTGCGCCATAGCATACTACCAACCGACTTTACAGTCTCACTTGAGATGCCAAGGTAATCTGTAGTTGTCAAAATGAATTGCCCAGTTGATTTCATGGCCCATTCATATTTTTTCAAGGCTGCGTTCATGCTTGCTGGAGACATGGTCGATCTATTTTTCTCCAAATTCATTAACCAATAGGCCACCGTAAGCCATGTGATGAACAATACAACGAGTTTGGTAATAACTGCCTTGTTTCTGAAACGAGAATTCATTTTACAATTACGCGGAAAAAAATAATGTATATAATTATGAGTTTCCTAGGGTTCGGACCCTTGACGCGAAGCCAGAACGCGGCGCGTAGAAATAACGCGGCCAGGCTTGCCAATAATAACAGGATGATTGGTCAGTATTGGGAAGCTGGCAAACCTCAATTAAATATCATGAGGTTATGGACAAGAAATATACCAACTGCAGCGCGAGTACTATTACAGGGCAGACCAACTGCTCAGAATTTAAGAAATTTATCATCATATATCGCCCGTGAAGCTGGGTACCAGAATTCACAAAATATAGACAAAATATACCGTCTTATGATCCAGATCTTACAGTTGAGGAGTATAAGCCCTAATAACAGTAATGCACGTCTACAATTAGGGAACGTGACCGGACAGCTTATTGCACAATTGATTAAATCCAAGCCAAAAGGCAACGCCAAACAACAAGCCCTTACAAAGGGCCTGATTACCGGACTTCTTAAAGAATTCGTAGGTAACAGAGCTGCGAGACTATACGGGAGGTTTACATGAACTTTTCACGGATCCAATTGCGATCACGAATGTAGGTCCGTGACGCGGTTGGCAGGGTCCGCTTGGTCAGAGTGCCGATAGCCTGAAGGCGGCGGAACACGGCAAGAGGCGCCTCACGGCCCACCTTGATCGCCTTGGTCAGAGCGCGGTGGCGTGCTGTCATGCTCTCGACTGGGTGGTAACCATATTTGGTAAGCATTCCCCCTTTTAATTTGCCAATTAGCTTGGGTCCCTTGCCTGCCGCACCCACGTCTGGGATGGGGGTCGGTCTGACCCGGATTTTTTTGCCGTTGCGGATAGCCGTGTATCCGGCTCTCATGATTGAACGCATTTTATTATCTAAATAGAAATTTGTTGGGAATGACCAGTGATGAACATTTTCAGCTTGGCCTCATTTTCTGTTCCGAAATCGAACACGTCTGTATTACCGAGGTCGACGTGAATAGTCGGGACGGAATATACGTAACGCAATTTCAAAACAGACCATAAAATTGATAGACCGTAACTCTTCAGGTCCTTGACGAGAGTAGGGCGTGACCACGCAAGTTTCAAGGCAAGAACATCCTTGTGTTCCTTGTCGATAAAAGGGCCGCACGGGCAGTCTTCGGCTGCACCTCCATCGACGTAGTGCCATTCATTGAATTTGGAAGAAGAAAACAGAAATGGAAGAGCAATAGACATACAGACTGCGTCGAGCACACTCATATGAGGGGTCCGATCAACCGAAAAGTAGTCTGTTTTCATCAAGTCCACACAATAGGCCGACACGTGGAATTTAATTCTCGAATGTGCGAACAATTCCATAAACGTGATGTCATCTTTTCCGAGATATTTGCGACACGCCTTGCTCAGTTGGGTCCGGACCTTTGAAATAGGGACAAGACCGTAGTTAGTCAGCAGACTTTTAAGATTAGGTTTCATAACCTGTTTCACGGGAACATTGATGGCGAAATCCAGAATTTCTGGAATATTTCCGTTGGTCGCGAGAAACATAAATCCGATAATGCTCCCCGCCGATGAACCTGATATTTCACAGAGATCATTGAGAGCACCCAGATGTTTTAATTTTGAAATCACCCCCAAATATACAAATAGACCCATGGCTCCTGGACCTATCGCAAGGTACTTCATATCTAATAGTACTTGGAAAACTTGGTGCGCAGGAAAGCGAACACGACGGCGAAAACGATGGCGTGGACGGCGACTGGCAGAGGGCCGGTCTGGCGGCTCATCCAGATACCACCAGACTTGGGTGGCAGGGTCAGCAGCACACCTGGGCTCAGCAGGATAAAGAGGACGGCTGGCACAATCAGGTCAGCTGGCTTCATGGTCACACCGAGCACCTTGGTGCCGATGAACCAGTAGACCAGAGACAGAACAACTGCATGGATCAGGACCGACTGCAGGGTCATCTGGCCACTGAACAGCTTCAGCGATGGCAGCGTAAGCAGAATGCCGGGGCTGAGCAGCGCGAACAGCAGAGCTGGGGTCAGAACCTTGGGGCCGGTAATATCAATCATTTATATGTACTCGACATAATTATTTACCCATGCGTAAAAGTTCTCTGGGCAAACCCGGTCTGTAATGACGCTAATTTTTGAAATGTCATTCCAGATGCACTGCTGCCACAAACCCGGCTGCGCTTCAGTGTACCAGACGTGCGGCGTCAGGACAAAACTGACAAAAGCTGGAAAACCAACAGTAATTTTCATGTAATTTTCATCTATATATTGGCGAAGATGCATCCAACCATCCAAAAGTTCCTTTGAATACATGTCCTGCCAATCTTCGGGATGCAATTCGAGATCGAAATCATCCTGGTCATCATCTTGATCGACAACTGCGTTGTACTCATAGTACGCATCACGCGAGTACTCATCATTGATACCCATTTTACTTACCTATTACTCGGTCATAGCCTTTAAACCGACCACAGTCACCGAAGACTTGGTCGTAACCGGTGCTGCATCTGTGATGGCCTGGAAAGCACCTTCGGTACGTACCTCATCACCGCTAAAGTACGTCAAAAGACCCTTTTTGATAACTTCCTTGGTAATGCCACCCTTGGCGTTTTTTGTATTAAGATTGACCTTGACCTTGTCATGGACACGGACGGTGTCAATCTCGTGCGTTTTCATATGTACAGTGACGAACTCGCGGAGGTCCTTTTCGCGCTTGTTAAGCACTTGGAGATCTTTGCGAGCTGATGATAATTGGGCTTTAAGAGCCACCCACTCCTTCATAGCCGTTTTAAATTGCTCGTCAGCCATTTATCAAATAACTGACGATTTTTTTAAGCTTATATTTACTGATACTCTGGGGAAATCTCGAACTTGGGACGCATAGTGTCTGGGGGAATGGTGCTCAGGTTGAAAATGGACACTGGCTGACGGGGGTTGACTGGCTCTGAACGGAACTGCAGGTTAGCGTTGCGCAGCACACCACCCACGGTCTCTGGGTAGCCAATCTGGGAGCGTGGGTCCAGGTAGTTCTGGCCGCTCATGATCGTGTCTGGGCTGAACTGTCCAAAGTCCTCAGTGGCCACCACCTCGCGGGGGATCAGGCCAGCTGATGAGACCACGCCGGTAGAATAGTCAGTCGCTGCTGGGGCTGCGGAAACTGCTGGGGCTGATGCTGCGAAACCAGCCGGGGCATCCGAGACAAACCCGCTCATCTTGGGGGCGAACAAAAGATACAGAACAACAGCCGCCAGTACTAAAATTACCAGACCCTTGAGATCCATTTATATTAAATGCGGATAATTTTTTGGCTCGGTCGGACTGGGCCAAAGTTTAGTCGACGTAATCGGCTGGGTCATCCTCAACCTCCTCGGGATCGTCGGTGAACAAATAGTCCTTGGGAAATTCAGGAGCCTTGGGGGCACCACGGACGCGGACCTGGATCACACGCCAAATTGGACCAAAGGATTTCTTCAGGAACCACAGACCTGCCAGCTCGAACATCACATCACACCGGGTGTCAGCCTTGATGTCCTGAAGGGCGACTGGGTTCTTCTGACGGTCAAAAGCCATAGTCACAATTTCACCCTTGATGGTTGCCAGTGAAGAACTCAGAATACCGTCCGTGATGCTCTCCTGGTAAGCGTTGTTAATGGTCTCGTCTGAGAGCTCCTTGCCAAACCACTCCACCTTGGACTGCTTGGCATGGGCAAGGATCTCCTCATCGATGGTCTGGAAAACATCAAGACCCGTCTCGACCTTGAAATTCACAGACTTGCCCACAAGGTCGTCCTGGAGTAGCACGTCATTCACCTGACGGCGAGCACCATTAATCTTCAGAAAGTAACGGCCATCTGGGAGCTTCACAGGCTTGGTAAACTCCATTATACTAGTAGGAAAAATCTTCTTTAATGGTAGATGAACGCATCAAGTAACTGCAGCGTGGAATTTCTGACCAGATATTGTCAGTGTCTACCTGACGTGACTGATCCTAGTCAGGTTATATGTGGTTACGTGAACCGTGAAAATGGTCTAGTCTATCCCTGTGAACCTGGGTGCTGTGCCCCAACGTGTGGTTCAAAACTTGGACACATGCCAACACTTGGGCTTGAATTCAGACCGTCAGCTGGAGTTCTTCCTCCTAATTTCAATGTAAATTTAGTGACAAGTGACAAACCA